TTAGCTTTGCGTCTTAATGCCTGCAGCTTTTTCTAGCTCTGATAGTCGAGCTTCCGCCAAGCCTATTCTGGCTAAGATTTCGGAATTTTCTGACGTGCTCTTTTTCGTTGTTATGCCAGTTAAAAGCCAATTGATATCCATTGAGTATTTATTAGCCATATAGATTAGAATCTCAGGATTTGGAAAGCGGTGCCCGTTTTCTATTCTGGACATCACAACTGCATTGCCAACTTCTTTCAAATCTTCTTGAGTAATTCCTTTTTCTTTTCTGAATTGTTTAAATCTTTGACCGATCAAAGCTAAATTACTATCTCTATTTTCAGTCTGTGTAGCCATATATCTTTATTTTATTATTTAGATTTTTATGTAAAACTTCGAAACAATTGTTACCTAACCATAGGTAGGGCGAGCAACGGCCAACTTGCTTTAAAGTTGACTTAAAATATAAATTACTTAAAAACGACTGGTCGAAAAGGTCATAAATGAAATCTGTCACTTCTCGCACCAGGTTCTCATCTTCATCTTGATAATTTATGTTTACACACATTGCTATCTTACTTAAGATCCTTGCCCTGTTGGTGCCAAAGCTATTCATCTCGATCAGTTTAAGCCGTAAATTTTTAGGTTTTGGCTTAATATATATTCCGCCGGCTAATATTCCATTTTCTGACAAAGAACTTTCAAGAATATGTTTCTTTATAATTTTGAAAACCTTAAGTTCAGCAGGGGAGTAGTCGGCATTATAAGGCATTACCGGAGCTCCCTTTTTATAACATTATAAATTTGCTCGATTTCGTCCATGAATACCTGGATATCTGGGTACTTGTCTTTATCAGGATTAAGAGATCTTAAAATTAGTTGCCCCGTTTCAAGATCCTGGTGAGCTATCTGTTTCGCGACAATCCCTTCGGTCCGATGGACAAAGATCCAGTTAGGCCATTGGTGGTTGTGGAGTTTACTTTTCCAAAGTTCACGTTTTACTTCTCTTCCTGTTGCAATGGTTCCATCGGGCATGGCTTCTTTAACATCTCCATTATCCATGCTGTGACCACTGATCTCAAATGATCTGTATTTTCCTCGAACGTACTTATCAACGGTTATATAATGTTTCGGCAACTCTTCTATAAATTCTTTATCGGCATATCCAGTTAAATATCCAGCTTGTGCATAGACAGGTACTAGTTCCGTCCCCATGCGGTAACGACCTGGTGAAATTTCTGTGAATTTTTGATCCCCATCTTCATCATAAATTTCCGGATTCCCTATGTCTCTAGCGTTAGATTTTATTGTTTTAGATTCACTTACCTCAAATACTTCTTCCTCTGTTGTATTAAAAGTTGTAATTATATTAGTTACAACCTCCCTGGTTAAATTCTCAGTTCTGAAATATTGATAAACTGTATTCCGTGCAACTTGCAGCATTTCTGCAGCATTGATTACACTGATACCTTTCTTTTTAAGATATGATTTAAATTTTTCTCCTTGATATACAGACATATACAAAATAATGTAATATTACATATTGCATTATGTAATTAATGTAATTACATTTGTACCATACGAACAAAACAAAGGTAATACAATAGTTTAAAACAGGCAATCCCAAAATAGTACCAAATGAGTAAACAGCGAATTATAGGAGGGATGATCGACAAAACAGTCGAAATATTTGAAGACATCGAAACGCGTATTCTTTACTGTAGTCATGATATGCGTCAAACCATGTGGCCGAATTTTCCGAGTAATGTAATGGAAATGATTAAGCAAGATATGCTTAACAATCCTAAAAAATTGGAGCATCTGGCAAAGTGGCCAAACCTTAGACAGGACCAACAGATAAAGCAATACACACTTTGCAACTTCGGTGGCCTTGACGATTCACCCGATTTCGACGAAGATGGGACAGTTCATAGGTCGGAGTTTTATGACTGTGGACGACGAGGTGTCTGCAAATTTGAAGGCAAAATTTGTGATTCTATTCAGGTTAAAAATGGATATCTAACCAAAGCAGAGCTTGAAGTTCTGAGATATATCCGTCTTCCTGATAAATCGATCGCTGAAAAGCTAAACCGGTCACCGGAAACCATTTCTACGCATTTGCAAAATATTCGTGAGAAAACTGGACAATCCGATAAGTTGAACTTGGCCTTATTTGCCGCAGCAAAAGGAATAACACTTTACAAACCAAATAAAAAATAAATAATGGAACTACATACGATTATCAAAATAGAAAAGCAACCCACAGTAACAGACCATATCGAAGAGATGACTGGTGGAGATGTTAAAAGATTTCATTTGCAGCATATTAAAGCGGTCCGTGAAGCTTGCGGCCGTAAAATGAAAATGGATAAACCGCACATGAGGTATACTACAGTTGTAAATGCTGTTGCCGGTTTTATCGAGGTAAAAGCAGAGTTGAAAACAAATGGAGGTGAGAATGAACCGATTCAAAACAATTAGCATCGTTGAACCTGAATTAATCTCCCTTCTCCAGGAGTCAGCGGAACTCGGTGCGACCAGAGCACTAATTTCTGTAGGTAAAATGTCTCAGTTCATTTCGAACCAAGAAGCATACAGAAGAATTGGAAGCCGAAGAAAAGTAGATCGATGGATTCAAGAGGGAGTTCTTAATGTGACGGAAGCGGGAATCGATGTCACTCAATTAAATGCCATAGCAGCGAGTGCTAATCTGGCAACTTACGTACACACCAAAGGGAAAAAAGCATGAATTTCTTAGCGAGTACTCTAGAAGATCTAGGATTTTCTAGATATGAATGGAGCGATGAAGAAGTTGGAACGGTGATCGATCACAAGTTTGAAAACGAAAATTTTGCAATTGAAATTACAAACCTTCAAACTGTTGAAATAACCACTAAAGGCCAATATATAGAGCTACCAAACATCAACAATGATGAAAAATTGCAACAATTAATAAGTCTATTAACTAAATAAATCTATTCAAAAATGAATATCCTAATCAAAACAATTTCAATCATCAATTTTAAAGGTGTCAAGAATTTTAAAATTGATTTCGCAGAGGTGACGAACATCTTTGGCGCCAACGCTACAGGCAAGACAACAATCTTTGACGCTTTCCTATGGTTACTTTTCGGTAAAGACTCAAACGATCGGAAAGATTTTAATATCAAGCCGCTTGATATGGAAGGTCAAAAAACCGATAAATTAGAGAATGAAGTCTCAGCTATCATCGTAGTTGATGGAGAAGAAATTAGTATCCGTCATATCCATCGCGAGAAATGGACCAAAAAGAGAGGAGAAGCTATTGCGGAGTTTACCGGAAACGAACACCTTTATTACTGGAACGAGGTCCCTTTGCAAGCTGGAGAGTTTCAAGCTAAAGTAAACGGTCTATTGGACGAGAAGGTTTTCAAGCTAATTACAAATCCCCTTTACTTTAATTCAATGCCTTGGCAGGATCAACGTACAGCTTTATCAAGTATTGTTGGAGAAATCACGGATGACTTCCTTTCTGCCAAATATCCTGAGCTTAAGGTGCTGTTGGAAAATCTCTCGGGCAAATCATTGAAAGAATTCAAAGCTAAAGTTGCATCCGACAAAAAGTTATTGAAGGATAATATTGAACAAATCCCCGGACGTATTGACGAGCTTGAGCGCTCAAAACCTGAATTGGTAAGTGAAGATGGTATTAACGAGCGTATTACTGAATTGCAATCGAAATACGATTTATTGGATCAGCAGATCACAGACCGGAATGAAGCTTATAACGCGGCCAATGCTCAAATCAATAAAGCTATCCTTGATAATCAAAACGCAATACATCAGGCTAAGATTGAGAAGCAAAATATCGAAGCCAATCATAAAGCGGCTTATAATTCAGAATTGAACAATAGCCAGTCTGGTATAAATGAAGCGAAGTCCCGGGTTACAACTTTACAGTCTCAGCTTTCCGTCCAAAATCAGCAATTAGACTCGTTGGTTAAAACGCATTTCGACCATCTAAAAAGGCTTGAGAAAGATAAAGAAGATATTCAATCTAGAATGGATTCATTGCGTGAGCTGTTCAAGTCAGTAAATGGTCGTGAATTAAATGAAAATGAGACTTGTTGCGAGGGATGTGGAAGAGAGTTCGAGCCTGAGAAAATTGAAGAGGTAAAAGCCGCCTTCGTTTTACGCAAGAAAAATGAACTTGCTGGAATTAATGTCCAGGGGCAGGGATTGAAAAAGGATCTTGAGAGAAGAGATGAAGAAGGCCGGACCGCTATCGAACAATTTGAATTAACTAAAAACGCTTTGGATAATTCGATAGCCACTATTCAAAATTCTTTGGCTGAGGCGAGATCAAAATTGGAAGCATTTCAAGGAACCACTACGACAACGATTGATTCCGTAGAAAGTCGTCTTGCAAACGATCAATTATATCAAGATGTGATTTCAAAAATTTCTTCACTTGAAAGCCAAAAATTCGAAAAGCCTGAAAACATTGATCTTGGCGATCTTAGAGTTCAAAAGGCTACTGTAAACGCTGATATTGATTCTCTAAAACGTCAATTAACTGTTGGCGATCAAATTGATCGCGCCAATGCTCGTATCCAGGAGTTGAAAGATCAAGAACGCGGATGGTCCCAACAATTGGCTGATCTTGAAAAACTGGAGTTTTCTGCCGAGAAATACGAAAAAGCCAAAGCGGAAGAATTGGAAGCCCGTGTTAATGGTCTCTTCAAGTATGCCAAGTTTACTTTATTCAGCAAGCTTAATAATGGCGGTGAAGAGCCAACTTGTAAAGCTACTTTCAACGGGGTGCCATTCTCTGACTTAAATACTGCTGGTAAGATTTTGGTAGGAATTGATATCATCAATACACTTTCAGCTCACTACAAGGTCACAGCTCCAGTATTCCTGGACAATAGAGAGTCCATTTCCGTTATTCCAGAAACAGCTGCGCAGGTAGTAAACTTGATCGTGTCACCATTCTCAAAACTGAACGTTGGATTGCCTTTGTATAGTCCAGAATTCCTTGCCGAATTCGAACGCTATAAAGAAGAAACTGGCAATTCTTTTGAAGCATTTATCGATCGGAAATTAAGCGAACGCGCTGCCTAATGGCTAAGAAAATTGTTGCACCACTTCAATCATTTGGACTGGTATCATGTGAGGAATGCATTTATAAATTAAATGATGATGGAGTATTGATGTGGTGCAACAAATCAAAAATGCCTAGACCTACCAAACAATTAAAACACTGTATTTACAAAATCATAAAAGAAAATAAAGATGTCAAATAACAATCAAACACCGGCAACAACAAATATCAACTCAGATATTGCCGTAGCACAACCAACTCAGTCGGAAAGATTCACAATGGCTGTAATGAAAGAGTTTACTGCGAATGCAGGAGATGTTCAACTTACTAATTTTCAAAGAAAGCTTATCCAAAATTATTTCATTAAGCTTGATATGACATTAAAGGAAAACGAAGTTAAAAGACTTGGAAAGGCTGAACAATATCGCGATCAACTTGAGTTTGTTTGGAAAAACGTGAATATGTCCCAATTAGCATTGGATGTAGTTGCGTATTCAAGTATCGGTTTAGATCCTTTGCAAGACAATCACATCAACTTAATTCCTTACAAAAACAAGAAGACTAACCAATTCGATATTGGTTTCATTATAGGCTACGAAGGAATGAAAATTAAAGCCGTAAAATACGGGTTTGAGGTCCCAGATGACGTAATAGTAGAGTTGGTATATTCTAATGATGTATTTAAATCTCATAAAAAAAATAAGGATAACCAAGTTGAATCATACACGTTTGATATTGTCAATGATTTTGATCGAGGTGAGGTTATAGGTGGGTTTTATTATCATGTTTTCCGAAGTAACCCTGAAAAGAATCGCTTAAAGGTTATGACAATGAAGGATATCAACAAGCGTATTCCTAAAAATGCCTCTCCGGAGTTTTGGGGCGGAGAAAAGAAGAAATGGAATTCGGATGAAGTTGAGCAGATTGATGGATGGTATGAAGAAATGGTTGAGAAGATGCTTAAGAGAGCTGCATACAATTCAATTACTATCGATAGTGAGAAAATTGATGATCATTTAGTTAAAATGATGCAGGCGGAATCTCTTTCATTAAATGGAACTGACCAAACTCTGCTTCAAGTAAAATCTGAAATTGCCAATAATGCTAATAAGAAAGAATTAGGGTTCTCCGATGCTCAGGTCATTGATATCCCACATACCGAAGAAAAGAAGCCTGAACCTATTCCTGCTAATCCTCCAGTAAGTGCTATTCAGCCAAACGAGAATCCGCAAGATGATCAAGTAGAAATGAAATTCTAATGAAATTGCACATTATCAATAGTAATAGTGAGGGCAACTGCTACCTATTTACCGACAATGAGGGGAAAACTCTCATTGTCGAAGTAGGTGTCAAGTTTGATGAAGTGAAAAAGGCTTTGAATTTCGACCTGTCAAATGTTGTGGGCTGTTTGGTTACGCATGAGCATGGTGATCATTGCAAAGGCGCTGAGAATGCTGCAAGGTATGGTTTGGATATATACGCATCTGCCGGCACAATAGAAGCTCTAAAGTTCGAGAGCTACCGTTTGAAGCCGATTAATAAGGGAGAGAAGTTTTCCGTGGGGCCTTTTGATATTCTAGGGTTTGATGTTCATCACGATGTTAATGAACCGTTGGGTTTCTTGATCCGTCATCCGGAAATGGGAACAACATTGTTCCTTACAGATACAATCTATTGTGACTACAAGTTCCCTGGGCTTACGAATGTATTGATTGAAGCGAACTATTCGCAAAACATCATCGACGACAAATTGCGCGATCAATCGTTCCTTAGGAACCGAGTATTGAAGTCCCACATGAGTGTAGAAACGGCTATCAAGACGCTAAAAGCTAATGATCTGACTAAAGTAAACAATATTGTTTTGATTCACTTGTCGGATCGGAATAGCGATTCCAGATTATTTAAGCAGATCATCGAAGAGCATACTTTGAAAACCGTCACTATTGCTACCAAAGGATTAATTATTGAAAATTTTAACGATACACCATTTTAGATATGGAAAACACAGAATACAACCACGATTTATCTGTAAAAGCTCAGAAAGAATTGGCTGATAAAAATAATCATCCACATTTTGCACCGAAAAGCGGCTATTGTTATAACTGCGGAAAATCAATTTACACCGCAATAGAACGCGGCTCTTTTAAATCTGGAATCACTTTGGAACGAGCGAAAACAGAATTAGTCACAGGCTGTCCACATTGCCATAGGTCATATTGTGATTAGTGTCAAACGAATAATTTTTTATTATTTCAACTTATCCATTTGGATAAGTTGAAATAAGTTTATACATTTGAAGTGTTAGTCAATTGCGACGTCTCACTTTAGCGCAATTCAAAGAAATTATAGCCCTTATTGGGATGAACCGGAAGTGAGACGCTGGGGATTCCTGATAAGGGCTTTTTTAATAACCATGCACAATTATCAAAAATTACTCAGGATCCACAACAGGATTGAATCTTTCAGTAAAACGCTCGTAGAACCTGACTTCAGTAGAGAATATAAATTAGGGTTTGATCTTGCTGTAAAGCTTTTCAATGTAGCTATGAACAAAGAGTTCGGTGAATCTATTCGTGTTGAATTCAATAAGCACCATGAGCTTAGGGAGCAAAAGAAGGAAAATGAAAAACTCGCTAATAAGATATATAACCAGAAGCGTTATATCGCCCACCTTGTAGAGGAAAATAGCAAGTTCAAAAGCATCACGCTTCCAAGGTCTAAACGGAACAAGATTATCCGTTCCATCGCAGAAATGACTGGATCAACTTATGAGGAGATCAGAGAAATGTTTAAAGGTGTTGTACAAATTAATGAATCAAAATAATGACTAGGAAACAATTAGAAGGAATATGCCGGTTCGTGTTAACGTTCGAATCGGATATGCCCATTGACGAAGTGAATAAGCAATTTGGTTTAGAACTGAGTGATGCTGATTCCCATGTGCAAGCTCTGACATCTTATCTTGAAAAGAATAAAATTCAGTTGGATGGTGAAAATGAAGCAAAGGAGTTCAAATCATGAAAGCATTAAGCATAAAACAACCATGGGCAAGCCTTATTGCTCATGGTATAAAGGATATTGAAAATAGAACCTGGGCGACTAAGCACCGCGGCACTATTTACATTCATGCCAGTGGCAAGCCATCATTCAATAACCTAACTCTGAATTTGACACATGATCAGATAGATCAAATCGTATTGGGAGATTTTTGTCAATTAGATTCTAGGAGTCTTGCTTATCCAAAGTCAGCAATTATTGGAACAGTTGATATTGTAGACTGTGTTATCAACCATGGTAGTATTTGGGCGGAACATTCAAGAGGCTGGCCGAGCGATCCTAAGGTTATTTACAACTGGGTATTAGCCAATCCAGTATTGTTTGACGAGCCTATTTTGAATGTTAAGGGGAAATTATCGTTCTGGGAATTTGACGGAAAGGAGTCGAACTCATGAGTGCTACACTAATTTCAGAAAACACATTCACCGCTAAGAAAAAGCATTTATGCGACCTATGCGGCCAGCATATCCAAGTTGGGGAAAAATATAAACGTCAATTCTGTGTTGATGGTCATGCCTATGCTTTTAAAATGCATTTGGTATGTGAGGATATTTCAAAGGTTTATAGCAAAGAATATGATTCATATTTCGAAGGGTACGATCACAACTGTTTTTCACACGACGTATTCGAGAACTTCGAGGTAGTAGTCGGCTTCAAAAGTGATGGCTTAAAATACCAAGAAGCCTTAAAATTATTCAAACAAAAATGGATCGAAGGAAAGGAGACCAACGGAAATGTATAGCCAAAAACCTCTACAATGGATCAATAACCACTATGGCCTAAATGCCCAAATCGGAAAGGACATATTGCATGGCAACCGTAAAGGAACGATCTCAAAAGATATGGGAAAATATATCGGTGTGGTTTTCCATGACGACACTGATAACACCTACCCATGTCATCCGACCAATGGAATTACCTATTTAGAATCACGAACTGACTTGTCAAAATTCAAAAAGAAAAAATGGCGTTCAAAACAAAGATATCGTGATTATTTGGAAGCTTCAGAATGGTATGGCGGGACATTCTTCGATTATTTGAAGGATGAGAAATTAATCAAGAGCGGTAAATATTTTGATTAGTTATGGAAAAGTTTATTAAAATCGGAGCGATCCTATATCTTCCTGTTTTTTTGATAGGCCTATTTTTAATGGGTATAGCGATCATATTTATGACGATTGGTCTATTCCTTACCCTTGAGTTTGATAAGGCAAAGAGAGGGTTTTATTTTATGCAACGCACAGTTTTGAGAAGGAGATAATAATGGCAAAAGAATCATTCTATTTCAGCCATGACTATGGGTCTAGGAACGATCCCAAATTGGTCAAAGTATTAATGAAATTAAAGCAGGAGGGTAAGGGTGTATACTGGGACCTAATTGAAATGTTATACGAACAAGGTGGGTACCTTATGCTTTCGGATTGCGATAGCTATGCGTTCGCATTGCGAACAAGCGAAGAGTGCATTAACAGTTTGATAAATGACTTCGGATTATTTGAAAATGATGGTCAGAGGTTCTGGTCTGAATCAGTTTTAAGGAGGATGAATCAGAGAAATGCTAAGTCGGAGAAGGCAAAGGAAAGCGCCCTTAAAAGATGGAATAAGCCCGATTCTAATGCGAACGCATCCAAAAAATATGCGAACGCATTACCAATGCAAAGCAACAGCAATGCTATAAAGGAAAGGAAAGAAAAAGAAATAAAAGAAGAAATAGATAAAGAAGAAAATTCTTCTCCTTCTTCTGCTCCGCTTCCTGTTTTCAAAAAAGGATTTGATTCGATGGAGGAGGTAAAAGATTCGATCATCAATGATGAAAATTCTTTGATGGATATCGGAGCAGTTGCAAAGGTTCCAGATCCAAAGGATGTCAAGAATCGAATTGAGGAGTTCTTTACTTTCCAAAAAGCAATCGATAAATTCCATACGGACAGATCTGAATTCAAAAAGCATTTCTTCTCCTGGTATGCGAAGAAGTATCCTAACACGGGAACAGGATCTCATTTAGTCCATTCAACAGCGACGTTGACTGATTCTTCTAATCCTCCGGATAATTCAGGGAAATGGATATGGTTAAACAACGGGTGGAGGGATACGACGAAGTTCACTGATTATCAAAAACAGAAACACGGATTGAAATGAAAAGCAAAATTGAAGGAAAATTACCACCGCAAGCAGTGGACTTGGAAGAAGCCATATTGGGTGCATGCATCAGTGAAACAAATGCTTTCATGTTCATCGCCGATATTCTGAGACCTGAAATGTTCTATCGAGAATCACATCAGATCATTTTCAAAGCATGTCAGGAAATTTCTGTTTCGGGAAGTCCATTGGATTTGATGACGCTAATGGCTAAACTTCGCAAGGATGGTAATTTCGACAGAGTAGGAGGTATTTATTTCCTTACAGGGCTTACAGATCGCGTTGTCTCTTCGGTGAACATGGAATATCACTCGCGAATTATTGCACAAAAATTCATGCAACGAGAACTTATCAAAGTTTCTCATGATACGATTGACAAGTGCTATGATGAAACGAATGATATTTTTGATATCCTTTCGAGCTATGAGACCAAGCGAGACGATTTGGTAAATCATGTGGCGACAAAAAAAGAGGTAAAGCAGGCTGATGCTTTAGAGGAATTATTCTCCGAGATGATTAGGAAAGCTGATTTGGGAATTCAAGATGTGACAGGGGTAAATACCGGTTTTCAGAATATCAATGAGGCTACTGGCGGCTGGCAATGTTCAGATTTGATAATCATCGCGGCTAGGCCGGCTATGGGAAAAACGGCTTTCGTCCTGAAGCAAGCAGTAAACGCAGCAAAGTCGGGGAAACCGGTGGCAATATTTTCTTTGGAGATGTCGAAAAGCCAATTGCTAGAACGGATGATATCCTTTGAGACGGAAATTGATTTGACTAAAATCAAAAAATTAAATCTTGCAGACCATGAGTGGCACAAGCTTCATTCGAGAAAGGATCAGCTGAAATCTTTGCCAATTCATTGGGATGATACCCCAGGGTTAACCTTGGTCGAGTTATCTGCCAAAGCGAAAAGGATGAAGCGGTTGTATGGAGTTGAAATGATTGTGATCGATTATTTGCAACTTATCTCTGTTCCCGGGAAATCTCGGTTGGATGAAATCAGCACAATATCCCGCGGCCTCAAGATTCTTGCAAAAGAATTGAATATTCCCGTTTTGGCTCTTTCGCAGCTTAGCCGCGCAGTAGAATCACGACCAGGAAACAGCAAACGTCCTATGCTTTCAGATTTACGGGAATCAGGATCGATTGAGCAAGACGCTGATATAGTTGGCTTCTTGTACCGTCCCGAATACTACGGAATCACGGAAGATGAGGAAGGAAGATCTACTGCCGGTATTGCTGAATTCATTATCGCCAAGAATCGTAATGGATCGGTTACCACTTGCGAAATGGGTTTTGTCGGCCGGACAACTAATTTCAAAGAGCTTGAAGACGATTTTCAGCCAAGTGGAATGATTACCGATTTCTCTTTTGTCGATAAACCAGATCCGCTTCCAAGTAACGATATGTCAAAGTTCGCAAATTGGGATAGTCCGATGTTACCCGATGATGGGCCTTTTTGATTTTTCAAAACTTATACATTTGGATAAATAAAAATAAGTTTATAGTTTTGTTTCCATGGATAAGATGGTTTTGAAATTGGTTATGAAGAATAATCCTGAGATTGATTTTGAAGGGTACCGAAAGGCGTTAGAGCCCAGGTCACTTGATCTATCAGTCGTCGATCAAATCTTCCAAGATATCCAGCCATCAACCAAGAAAGCCAATTCTGAACTTGTTTTCACTGCTGCAATTCTTCTCTTATTTTCCCCTAAAGCTATTCTGCTTTCGGAAAAGTCCGAGTATGGAGTTGCCCAGATTATTCAAGAAAAGCTTTGTTTGAAACGTCATCAGCAATCATCTTACCGGATTAAAGTTGCCCGTGAACTGTATGAAGTTGATAAGGTGTTTAAACACATAGTTGACCAAGTAGTCGAAGGGAGGAGCTCATGAGTGATGGTTTAGAGGTAAAGCTTACCGCAAAGCAAAAGGAATTCTGCAAAGAGTATGTCAAAGACTTAAACGCCACTCAAGCAGCTGTGCGAGCAGGATACAGCGAAAAAACAGCTTATTCTGTTGGTTCAGAAAACCTGAGAAAACCTGAATTGAAATCCGAAATTCAACGTCTTCTTCAGGAGAAGCATTTGGGCGCAGATGAGACTAAAAGTATTATTTCAACAATAGCTAAGTCTAACGTAAACAAGTATTTAAAAGTTGTTTTGGTGCCTGACTACCCGATGATTAAAGTACCTCTCGGAACAATCATTAAAGAGATAGAAGAGGAAATTGAATTTGAATCGGAGTACGCTTCGTTGATTACGATGGGCAAAGAGGAGACTGAAAAATATGAGCAATCCCAAGAGAAGAGAAGAAGAAATATTATTCGATTAAAACTTGAATTGAAACGCAATCCGGGGGCTTTTAGGGAGAGAAAGGGCGATCCAATCTTGGTTGAAAGTACTGAATTTGATATGGTCGCACTGGCCAAGGATAAAGAGTCTGGAATCATTAAATCTTACAAAATGACAAAGGATGGTCCTGCTATTGAATTTTGTTCTGTAGATACTCAATTGGCCAACCTTGCTAGGGTTAATGCTCTTTTCAAAGATACATTGGATTTGAATATGAATGGTAGCGTTTCGATCGATAAGTGGTTGGAAGATAATAATGAGGGAATTGATGAAGGGTAATGATAAAAGTCCAGCGGCCATACCGTCCATTGTACGAAAATAAGGATAAATCGATCATACTCGTTACGGGTGGTCGGGGATCTGGAAAGTCCTTTAATGTTTCTACGTTCGTTGAAAGGCTGTCTTTTGAACAAAATCATAAGATGTTGTTCAGCCGCTATACGATGGCTGCTGCAGCTATTTCCGTAATTCCTGAATTCCTCGAAAAAATACAACTGGATGGAGCCGTAAATCATTTCAAAGTTACTCAAACTGAAATTTTGAACAAGTTCTCAGGATCTGGAATTATGTTCCGTCCTATCAAAACTTCATCTGGTAACCAAACCGCCAACCTAAAATCGATACAAGGATTAACCACATTCATCGGTGATGAGATGGAAGAGTGGGAGAGTGAAGATGACTTTGATAAGCTAAGATTATCAATTCGTAAAAAGGGAGTTCAGAACAGGGTGATTCTTGTGATGAACCCTACAAATGCGGATCATTTTATCTACAAAAAGTATATTGAACATACACATCGAATTGAAAGAATTGACGGTGTTGATGTTCAGATCAGTACCCATCCCGACGTACTTCATATTCATACAAGTTACCTAGATAACGTTAAAAATGTCGATCAGAAGTTCTTAGATGAAATCGAAAGCATCAAACAAAAAAGTATAGCCCAGGCTTCTCGTGATGCTCGCGCGGAACTAATTGGAAAGGGGTTTGAAGGTGATGAGGAAAAGTTTCAAAAGGAATTTGATAAGGCATTTCAGAGAACTAAATATGCTTATGTGATTATTGGCCGGTGGGCAGATGTTCGCGACGGTGTGATCATTACTGATTGGATGGAAGGTGAATTTGATTTAAGCTTACCATACGGTTATGGACAGGATTATGGTTTTAGTGTCGATCCAACAACTTTGATCCGTGTTGCTGTAGATAACAGACTTAAACGAATCTATGTTGATGAAGAATATTATGAAACTCAACAGTTGTCAACAGATGCTATTTATCAAATAAACAAATCTCGATTAATTGGCCCAGATGATTTGATCGTAGGTGACAGTCAAGAGGGACGATTAATTCTTGATCTACAGGAGGCAGGGCTCAATATCGTTGAATGCGAGAAGGGACCAGGGTCAGTTGTTGCCGGGATCACTGCTATAGGTAATTATACAATTGTGGTAACTCCTCGATCGACGAATATCAAAAAAGAATTGAGGAATTACATTTGGAATGATAAAAAGGCTGGTATACCTATTGATAAATTTAATCACGCTATTGACGCGATAAGATACATTTTTAGAAGGCTCACAGATGGTATTGATACCGATGATGAAATCTTCGATTTATTTTAAAACTAACCATTAACAATACTAAAATGGCAAAAGAAAAAAGCACAACCGTATCTATTCAACCTGCTGTTCTTCCAGCTTTGGTGGATGCTATTGGTACAAGTTTAGCTCCAGTCTATGACAGAGCAGCTGCAGAGTATGATGTTACTCAGCATGAAATATTCGATGAAAATATTCGTCCTAAGAAAAGGGTAAAGCGAGTTGTCAAGGATGGTGACGGGAATCCTATTCTAAAAAATGGACAACCTCAATATAAAACTGAACGTATCGAAGTTAACCGCATTGGTATTCCTCTGCAAAAGTTGATCGTTAAACGTCGTGTGTCCTTCATGAACGTTGGAAAGATGCAGCTTGAAGCGAATCCAGTCGATGATCAAGAAAAGCGATTATTGGCTATGGTTCAAAAGATTCGGGAAGATAATAAGCTGCAATTTTTAGAAAAAGAGGTGGCACGTCGGCTTCTCAGTGAATTGCAGGTCGCAAAGCTTTGGTATTCTGAACCGGTAGATCCAGAATATTGGAAAGCCATTGGCGCGAAAGGAAACTTCAGAATGCGGTGTAAGATCCTGTCTCCGCAACTTGGTTATAGTCTGCTACCAGTATTTGATGATCTTGGAAATATGGTTTATTTCGGTGTGGCTTATGAATCGCCTCTTGGCCTTTCCGAACTTTCAGGTATTACTGATACAACTGAACTGGCCCAAAAAGCAAAGCAAAAAGACAAACGCCTAGACATCTATTCGGACTCATTCATTCTAAATTTTCGTCAAGCCCGTACCGGCGAACAAGCGGATAATGATGCTGGATGGATTCTCGAAAATTCAATTGCTCATACATACAAAAAGATTCCTGTTGTCTATTACTCTAAACCAGAACCACCCTGGGCAGATGTTCAGAAATCTATTTCTCGACTTGAAACGCTTCTTTCCAATTTTGGTGACACCAACGATTATCATGCTTCACCAGTATTTGTAATGCTTGGTAAAGTAGGAGCTAAGGTCCTTGAAAAAGGGGAGCAAGGTAAGAGTCTACAAATTACAGGCGATAATGGTGATGCTAAGTATGTAACCTGGGAACAGGCTACCGAAGCGGTAAAGCTTGAGATTGATACTCTTGTTAAATTCATCTTTACATGTACCCAAACTCCGCAAATGGCAATGGAAGATCTGAAAGGCATTGGGGCTCAGTCCGGTGTGGCTTATGATCGGGTTTTCATGGATCCACATTTAGCTGCTCAAGATGAGATTGATGGTGAATATGGTCAGTGTACTCAACGCGATATCAATTTGAATAAAGCATTTGCGGCTGCTATTGATACTTCGCTTGTTAAGGCTGAACAATCATTGTCGATCACCTATGACATTCCTATCTACCGCATCAATGATGACGCTGAGACTATTGGATTGCTCCAAAAGGCTGCCGGGGGCGCTAAGGTTCTTTCTCAGAAGTCCGCTGTTGGTTATTCTCCTTTTACCAAAAATGCAGAGGAAGAGCTTAAGCAGATCGAGGAGGAGGCGATGAACTCACAAGAAGTGGAAATTAAGTAGGTGCCTAATCATATTTTTAAAGCAAGGAAAATTTCGATTTGTAAGTTTTTATTTCTTTATTTGATTACTAATTTCAATTATATGACTGGTGAAACAGAGATTAAAGCCGCCTTATTTGCAAAAATAGCTGAAGTTCTAGTGGGGAAAACTTTAGATGAGGTTTTTAAAAAAAAACATAATATAGAAAAGGATATAAATCTAGTTCTTCAGTCTTACGTTCGTAAGAGGATGACTAAGTTATTGATAATAAATACAATAGTTTTAGGTAATCGACGTGTTCTATTGGACGAAATTTATGTGCCTTTGACAATAGCTTCCGAGAAAGAAACTTTCTGTATAGATTGTTATCCAGATGATTTATATAAAAATCATTCATCAGTATTGATTACTGATACAGCAGGTATGGGTAAATCAACAATTTTGAAAAAGTTGTATTTTTCATCTATCTATCAGAATTTAGGAATTCCGTTTCTTATTGAATTGAGACGATTAAAAGGAGCAGAATCTTTGTTTTCTTACATCCTCAAAGAACTTAAATTGAAAGAAGATAGTTCAGATGCCCTAGCGGTGAATTATCATTTTGAAAATGGTGGATTTCTTTTTTTCTTTGATGGATACGATGAAGTGACTGATGCTCAAAAATCAAATGTTAGTAATGCTATAGACAAATTTGTTGAAGATTATTTCAACGGAAATAGATTTTTCCTTACATCGCGACCTGAGCCTGGTTTAGTTGAATTTGGCGGCTTTGCGGAATTTTATATAAATGGATTGGAAGAAGAGGAATCATATAAATTGATTAAAAAATATGATAGATCAAATGAGGTATCAGATCTTTTGATTAAAAAATTGAAATCACCCCAATTTGTTGGTTTAAAAGATTTCTTGAAAAATCCTCTTTTAACTTCTTTGCTTTATCGTGCTTTCGAGTATAAAAATAAAATTCCTATAAGAAAGAATCAATTTTATAGACAAGTTTATGACGCAAACTTCGAGGCTCATGATCTGACAAAGGGAGGAGCTTATTCACGTCCAAAAAAGTCAAATTTAGATACTGAGGATTTTCATAGGATTCTTCGTTATGTAGGTTTTGATTGTTTTCAATCTCAACAGGTAGAATTCGAAAGTAAAGATAAGATCTTATCTGTGATATCTGAAGCTAAGAAATATTACAATATTAGTACTTTTAAGCCGATAGATTTTTTAGAAGATCTTTTAAAATCAGTACCACTTTTCTCAAAGGACGGAAGTTACTATAAGTGGAATCATAGGTCTCTTCAAGAATATTTTGCATCACAATTTATTTTTATGGATTCCAAAAATGAACAATCAGCTATTTTATTAAAAATTTACAATCACAATTCCTTAAGATACTACTTTAATACACTTGAACTTTATGCGGATACTGATCCAGTATCTTTTAGAAATATTATAGAATTAGAGTTTTTACGAGAGTATATATCTTATTATGAAGATTCAATTTCTCAAATGGGAAGAAATTCCGACGAAATTAAAACAAGAGTTGATCATCTTTTCTTTAGAAAAATCAAAATTGCTCAAGATAGTAATCCAGTTTTTTTACAAATACATAGTGCATTTGAACTTGACAACCTAAGCGAAGAAGAAGATGAGTTAGAAATAGATGACAATATATTAATGGATCTACATAAGTTGGATTTAAGTAACGATAAACATAATGGTCAAATTCTTAATTGGCGAACAGAAGGTATAGTTACGTGGCCGCGATTTTCTTTAAATACATTTATGTCAATTTATAGTAATATTAAAGGAGATATTTCTGAAATTCTATTTAGTATGGGAAGGAAATATATAAAAAAGAAATTTCCGCCAGACTATTATCATGTAGAAATCGATTTAAAAAGTGATTACCAAGATAAAGTTTTTGAACTAAATTTTGACCCTCAAATGTGGTTTAATCAAGGTATAATGTTATCAAAAATTAATGAACTACTAGCTTTAAACAGGGGATATTATGAATTTGATATAGAGTTGGTAAGAGAGGAAATTCATAGTATATTAAATTTTCAAAACGGAAATCAAGGGTTTATAAAATTTTGATAAATAATGCAAATTATACGTTTGCATCATGTTTTTTGTTATCTAAACGGATAACTTAATATAATTTTGTGATTATAAGTTTTAAACGAGGCAGGCACGAAATAGCTACTCGGACTTGACTCACAATCACAAAATTATGTCACTTAAATCAAAGATTATCGCAAAATTGAAAGCTAAGGCAACCGCTGTGGGTGCCGCAAACCTTTCAAATGTCAGAATCAACGGACTAGCGGACAAGTTAGATGCAATCGTAACTAACGAAGACGATATCGACGGTGAGATAGACAAACTAGACCAGATTTTTAGTTTCAAGGAAATGGCCTCGCTGGATGATGCTAAACGCAACGCGGAAAGCAAAGCAGGGGAGGAAGAAGATGCAGAAAAAGCAGCCAAGGCGAAAAAGGAAGCAGAAGAGAAGGCTGCAGCGGAAGAAGCTGCTAAAGCAGCAGGTAAAACAGGTGATCAAGCACCTTCATGGTTCAATACTTATGTTGAAAACCAAAATAAGGTTATTGAAACCCTTACAAGCACTATTTCCTCAATCCAAAAAGGCTCAGTTGCCCAAACTAGACGCCAACAACTTGAAGCCAAATTAGACAAAGCACCTGATCGTTTTAAAACCCGTACTCTTCGTGATTTCGAGCTTTTGAAATTAGAAAGCGATGACGAATTCAATAATTACTTAGCAAATATTGAACAAGATGTTGCTGATGAAATTCAGGCTGCTTCGGATGCTGGTTTAGGTGCGGATGCTCCGTCTTTAAGTGGCAGAGGTGGTAAATTGAAGGATGACGAGGTGTCTCCTGCAATGCAAGAAATTATTAACCAGCGCGAAGCTGCTGCTAAGGCAAAAGTTGGCGCACAATAATCTTTTAGATGGGATTACAAGGAGTAAAAAGATCAGGTACCCAAGGTTTCAATAAGGTCGTTTTCGAGAACGTAATTGATACTCTTCCTGGTGGAATGACACTCGACGTAGCTAAAGCAGATTACCCTGATGGATATGTTCCAGAAGGCTCTTTGGTTGGTCGGGAGGCATCCACCGGTATTGGAAAAGTATTGACTGCAGTCGATGGACCTATTAAACCATTGGGTTTTACGCATAGGGCATCAGAGGTATCTGATGGTAATACCCTAGCAAATGGAGTAGTTATCAGTGGTACAGTAAGAATTAAAGCACTATCAGCAGGATTGCAAGCAATTGCAGCTGAATTGGCTGAGGCTCTTCCAAGAATCACTTTTGTTTAATTAAAGTATAATCTTATCAAATGATAAATGTACAAGAATTGGTGCCGGAATTTAGGAAAGCGGATGCACAAGCATACATTTCAACCTTTCCCTTTGACACTCTTCAATACCAGACGGCATTTCCTCTTCAGTACCAGCCAACGTTAAAATGGTCGGCTATTGAAGCTCAATTCGGCGCTAAGGTAATGGGTGCTGTCGTTGACTTCAATAGTGCATCACCGCGTTTCGGACGTAATCTCCCAACAACAATTAGTGGTGATATGCCAAAGATTGAAGGGGCGAGAGACAAAGTCGAAACAGATTTTAATACATTGAGAGAACTTGAAGATGCAGTTCGTCGTTTGCCCGCAGGACCTACACGAAGAGAAGCAGCAAAACGTGTGTTGGACTGGCATTATGAAGATCAAGTTTTTGCTGTTAATCTGGTTGAAGCTCGTAATGAGTGGTTAGCGAAACAGATTGCATCAACGGGTAAATACAGTCTTACTCAAGTTAACAATGAACAGGGGATCCAAACGACTACCGATGTTGATTTCGGTATCCCTTCAACCAACTTTGTTAACGCTACGAAAAACTGGACTGATCCTACAGCTGATATTGTCGGCGACCTTAGGAAGGTTAAGGCAATGGCTAAATTAGCCAACTTGCCTGTCCCTCAGTTTGCATGGTGTGAAGAATCAACCGTTGATTTAGTTGCTCAGAATGCCGGTATTCAAAAGTTTACAGCGACTTATGTTGCAAATGCTTTGGGATTACAGCAAGAGCCTGGATTGGAGGAAATCAATAGAGCGTTGCGTTCTAAAGGTTTGCCAATCTTTAAAATCTGGAAATCAGAGATGGTTCAAGAGTCTAAAAATGGGACACAAACTGTTGTCACGGGCTGGGCGTCAGGAAACGTAACTTTCTCGGTTACTGAGCAGCTTGGAAATACACAACATACGACTTCTGCTGATGAGTATGTAGAAGCAGGTGTTGCGACAAAAACGAAATCGGGTATTGTATTGATCAAAACTTGGGGTATTGAAGATCCTATCACTGTGGTGACAAAAGGAACCGCTTACTGTACGCCAGTATTGAACAATGCAAAATCAATTTTCATTCTAAAAACTATTTTACCAGGTGGATAATATGTCGGCTGAAGGAACTAAAGTTGAGGGTGCTGGGGCAAATGCTCCAGCCGCTTCTCCTAAAGTAGGAGGAGCTCAAGGCGGAGAGCAACCGTCGGACAACCAAAATGCTAAACTGATCGAAGATCTCCAAAAGGAGAATGGTGAATTAAAAGCCGAATCTGCTAAGAAGGATGAAAAGATCACCGCTTTGGAAGCTGAAATCAAGAAACTCAAAGAAGATATTGCTAAGAAGGGTAAAGGTAAAGCTGAGAAATCGGAGCCAAAATTCGTAGTTATCGATCCTTTCCGTGGCAACACGAAGAAAGATGATGGTGAGGTTTATGATCGGGGTGCTGATGTTTCTCATTTCGATGAGGACCGTTTGGCAAATCTTATCGATCGCGGTTTAGTAAAAAAATCATAGATAATATCTGATCATGAATAACAAAGAAGCCCTGCAGTTTGAGTTCGGTCAAAAGGTCCCGGACGGAGTATTATCAACTCAATTGATAAAAGCAGGATTAGATCCTGAACACGATTTTGATCCTACTACCGAGGAAAATAGTAAGAAGATGGATTTAGCTCTTGCAGGGCTTCTTTTTTGGATTTGTACGAGCCGCAAGTCGATCAAGGAACTTGATTTTCAAGTTACTCAGAACGACGTTGATGATTGGTTAAAGCTTCGCTCTATTCTGCTTAAACGTTGGGATGTTCCCAATGAACTAGATAATGAACCTGTGATTGAAAGTACTTCGGACCTATGGTAGATTTTGAACAATATCCCGATACTTTGAAATACAATGATCTTGGTGGAATTACCAATGAGGTCAAATGCCGTTTTAAGCCTAGCTATGGCGGTCGTTATTTTATTGGTCAGGATGGTAACAAGATCTTGTTTCAGTATGATATAGCATTCCCTGAAGGGACAGAGCCTATACCAACCGCAACATTGATTGATGCTTTTGATCTATCAGGATGCCAGTTCGTAAGTCAGCAGGAATTAATGGAGTTTCATATTGGGCAGTTACATTGCTTCGGGAGGATTTAGGATGAAGATAGGATTGGAGATTGTCACTGATATGAATGTTTTAGCGAAAGAGATACAGAAGGAGATTGATGCTGAAACTTTAAAACATCTTATTAAGGTCCTAAGTGTGGGAGTTGAAAAAGTCCGTAAGAAGATGGAAGGTGTACCTTATCAAGATCATACTGGAAATCTAAACAGCTCCACTGGATTCATTATTTACCATAACGGTCAAGTCGTTCATCGTGATTTTAGGGAAAGTGATAAGGGAACTGACAAGGTTACAGGACTAAAAGAAGGGCTTTCCCTCGCTCTGGCTGAGCTAAGGGAATCGAGTGGCTGGGGAGTGGTTCTAATGTCGGGAATGGATTATGCGAGCTGGGTGCAGGGTAAAGGATATGATGTGTTGCTGAGCGCTACGACAAACCTTAACTCCATATTGAAAGAGGCTTTTAATGAAATTGGAACTATTGAGTAATGGATAAAGCAATTAAAACGGCAATCGGTTCGATGGAGGATGTCAAAGAAGCTTTAGAGCTTGCTGATGTATCAGGTAATACTGGACTTACAGGCGAAATCCGATTGATCCTACGTATTCTGAATTCCAAGAAGGAAGATATCGTAATAAATTGTATTGTACCATCCGCAACTCAGATCACTGAAAACATAATCAATGTCAATCTTCATATTCCCAACTTACCGGCTATTCCTGCTGGTGTTCCGAATACGGTTGATAACGGGCAGCCAGATATCGCTAGGTTGGAGGAAATAGGAAAGTTTCTTATTGAGGTGCTGGATGGTTTCAGGGGACATGATTTTTTCATCGAAGTTGAAACTACAGGAGAGGTTATCCCGGATGGTAAAAACTGGTTCTACAATATCGTGATCAGATATTTCTATTTACGTAGAGACAAATAATTGAATAATTAACGGCCTTTGGCCACAAATCAAAATAATATGGCAGCAGTAACAGGTGTCGAAAGTCTTGAACTGGCAGTTATGGCAGCGAATGGCGCTATGCCAACAACTGGTTGGGTAAATGTCCGCGATATTGAAATGGGGAGTGTGAACCTCACTATTCCACCATTAAATAAAACCCGTGTTCGAGTTGAAGACAAAGCAGGCGTGCGTTGGGTCATTCCTGGTGAAACAGATCCTGCAACAATCGCTTTCAATTCATTGGAATTAAAGATTGATGCAGCAAACCTTTTATTCAAAGGAGAGGTAACAACCGACGCGACCGAATTCAAAGCGCCTGCGGATAGTGAGCAAATCTACTATTTAGCAGTTCGCCTAACGTCTAAGCCTTTCGAAGGTAAAAAGATGGTCTTCACCGCACCGGCGTTAGCAGGATCTGCAGGCTTTGTAAATGCGATCACTAAGAATGGATTCTTGGCCCTTAGCTATAATGCGGATGTGACGACTCCAGTGGATGCAACGGGAAATGCTGTATCTCCATGGGGATATAAATTCGTTGATGCAACACCAGCCCTTCCAGAGGGGTAATTTAAAATATAAGCCTGAAAGCCGGAGGTTAGGCGGTTAGTAGGGCTTTATTAATCCTAACCCAAAATGAATAATTCAGTAAAACAAGATATGGTCCAATCCCTTTCGGACCAAAAAGTACTTATCAAAAAGGTAAGATTAAAAAAGCAATGTAAGTCATGGTACACCAAATTGCTTTCATTTCTTTTTATCATCCCTCGTTTCTATTCAAAGAAGATCTATCTTTCGGAGTTGTATCCTGGTACCGTTGTCCGCATATTAGGTATTATTAGCCGGTTGCAAGGCGCGAAAGAAATTTCTGATGTAGAAATCTACAAAATGATTGAGAATAACATTCCATTGTTTATAGAGTTCTTAGCTGTTGGATTGCATAATAAACCTACTGATCCTCCAAAATGGCTTATTGAAGCATTAAACTATCATTTCACACCAACTGAATTGCACACAGCTGTAAATGAAGTCTACCGGAGGTTAGACGTACAAACTTTTTTCGCTATATCGGGATCGCTAATCGATCTGAAGGATCTGGAGAAAACTATCCTGGGAGAGGAACAGCCTACGACCTAATTTCTAATACTTGGAAATATTACGGTGGTACTGAGCATGATATTAAATGGGGAGTTACTTGGAGAAATCTTCTTATGTATAACTCTATAGGTCCCGAAGTCAATAAATCAGGATCGTCTAGTGGATCGAATAATCCGACAATGGGCACTAATGAAGCTGTATCTCTTTGGGATATTGGCAAAAGGTTGGATCAAGGATTGGGTGTATAATATGGGAAAGTGGGGGAGATCCGGACAGGGAAAGTCCATTTTGAAGGATATAGCTAATCGTGGTTTTGTTAGAGTGGGTGACATTTACTTCCCACCAGGTTCAAAGGAAGCTATATCTTCATTGCCGAAAAAGAAATCGAGATCCAAAATTGTCCGCACCGGTTGGACTGATGATATTCGAAACATAAGGAATAAGGAAAAATACCATGATCCTTTTATCAATTTAGTCAAAACAGAATTGTCCCTGGAGGTTTGGCCGGAATTCTTTTTTTCAGTAGATCGTCTATATCGATTTGACTACGCAATTCCAGAGTTTAAAATCGGGATTGAGGTAAATGGTGGTGTATGGGCCAAAGGGAATAGCGGCCATAGTTCCGGAAAAGGTATAATGCGAGACTATGAGAAATCTAATCTTGCTCAGGCACTTGGGTGGAAAGTTTTAACTGTTGTTCCTGATCAGATCAAGAATTACGAGGCTTTGGATATTTTGAGAAAATTAATTTGATTATCCGTTTGGATAATATGTTATAAATTTATATGTTTGTGCCGTACAAAACGTGTTTCGCCGTTCTTTGAAGTTTTTATTTATATTTGAGTTTTTAGCTTAAATATAAATTTTTTATGAAAAAGTATTTTTTTGCATTGCTCATTGGCTTTTCCTTGGTTGGAACTACAATTTCTTGTAGTAAAGATAAAGAAGAAGTTGTCGTTAATCCTTACGAGGCTCAAATAGCAGGTACATGGGAATTAACTCATTTTGATGGAGTCTCAGTGGGCTCAATTAGTGGGTTTAAAACAACAAGAATTACATTCGCTTCTGGTGGTAAGTATTCTGGATCAGGTCAGTTTGGGAACGGGGAAGGCACATACAAGTTGGATGGTAAAGTTGTTACAACATTTGTTGATGGCAAGCAATATCATAAATATGAAATAATATCTATTTCGAACGGTGTTGCTGAACTTAAAATGTCAGATTCTTCTGGGACTGTTGTTATTAAGGCTAAAAAAGTTTAGATATGAAAAAATTTATTTTAATATCCTTAATAGTTTTCTGTAATGCAGCTACTTATGCTCAACAAAAGAAAACAGCAGTAAATCCTTATAAAGACCTTTCGGATGTTTCATCTATAATTCAATGGAGTAGTATTCACAACAAGATGAGCGAACTCCCTGGTTATGATATGCCAGTTATAGAATTTGCAAGGACTGCAGAATTGCTTCCAAAATATATAGAAATGTATAATTTGGATGGCGATGCTGGGCAGAAAAAACAAGCGGCTTTATTTAAGAAGTATCAGAGCAAGATCACTGATTATATTAACGGTAGCACCTCATTTGGAGAAACGAGAGGGAGTATATTAGTCTATAACAGTGATAATTTTCAATGTGGTTTTGTCAATAATAGTGGATCTTTGACTTTTTTTCAAACTGGTATTTATTCGAAGAATTCATACAATACTATACGGTTAAATTCAACTCAAAGGGCTTTAAGCGCAGCTAAAGATGTTGCACTTCCAACAATTTATAATTTTAGCGCATTGAAGGATATTTCTGAAATAAAACATTTTTTAATTATAGTTGGATATACTTCAAAGGATTTTACATCAGATAGTGTAGCTGATTCGGATGCTGAAACTATTGGACTTTTGGTATCTAAAAATAACGCAATAAAATATATAAACGCAGAATTTACTGATGAGCAATTGTTAAAAAATTCAATCCTCTATAATATCAATAGCGCTACAGGGGGAAATATTAAAAAGATTTCTACTCAATAGCAGAAATTCGTTTGCATTTATCAAAATAGTTTTGCATTTTTGAAATGCGAAAACAAAATAAAGTCAGAGGAGCTTTTAAAATTTCTTCAACAAAAAGACATATATACTAATACTAGGTATTGGTAAAATATACAGACATTGCTCTGTTCGTGTGGTTACAATTTCCAGCCTTGTGCTGACTTTGTTTTGTTTTCGCAGACCCACACGGCAGGGCTTTTTTGTTGCCGGTAAGTTGTGTAAAAATGCGAAAACAAACAACAACACCCAATCTAACGGATAACCTAATATCCGTAAAATTATCTCCCGAGGAGATAGACCGGCTAGAGAACCTACTCTTCCAAATTAATTATTTCAATGACTGCATGGAAGCAGATCGAAGCAATGCTGTAATCACGGCCCTTGTCGACTTCAATGACGGAGAAGGAAATGCAGAGGTCCTATCTGAAGGAATGCAGCTTATCTACCGTTTAGGTATCAATTCATCATTTATCAAAAATCTAGCTGAGAAAATCAAGGAAGGAGCGAACCATGGTATCTAAGAAAATGGCTATTGAAGCTCTTTGTGAGATTGAGGAGCTTCTTATCGGACTATTCGATAGATTCTTCGACCTGGAGGACTACCTAACTACTGAAAGTTTTAATAGTGAAATTATGGATATGCTTATCGAACTCAAGTTTCTTATGGCAGATCTGGGACATCCATTGACAGCAATTAATTTAAAAAAGTCTAAAGCAGCATAGTTTATGGCACATATTGAAAATGAAGGTAGGATCAACCAGGTTGAGTCTGCCCGGGAAGAGGTATGCCAAATTTTGGAAAATGTTTCCCATATAAACGAGGCTTATGGAATGTCGGTTGAGAATCTTTTGAACCTTCTCGCTCGGCAAATGAAAGCTATGAGCACTGCAGCGGAAGCTATTAAGGATGAAGAGGCTTTAGAACATATGGACAACCTAATTGGTGAATCGACTACTCTTATTGATCTACTGAAAGAAAAGGCAGGGTGGAATACATTTTATCAGATCGGGAATGCGATAAATACAGCTAAGAAATATATTGGGTAATTGCTTGGAATATTATCTGTTTGGATAAGTTGTGTAAAAATTATACATTTGGATAAGTTAATAAAAAAAACAGGCTGTTCCATCCCAAGGTGCAAGCCTGTTTAATCAAAAACAACATGATATGACAAATATAATAAAAATCATTGATAACAATGGCACTTCCATTGTTTCTGCTCGTGAACTCTATGAATTTTTAGAAGTAAATTCTAATTTCACTACATGGTGTAAAAGAATGTTTGAATATGGGTTTGAGGAAGGTAAAGACTTTATTCCAATTTTGGAAGAAAGTACAGGTGGCAGGCCATCAGTTAATTACGCTCTAACAATAGATACAGCAAAGGAAATATCTATGTTGCAACGTTCTGAAAAAGGTAAACAAGCGCGACAATATTTCATTGATTGCGAAAAAAAGCAAAGATCAAATACTCAGGTGCCATTGACAAAGGAGCAATTATACATGCAGACATTTCAAATGTTGTCTGAAGATGTAAAAGCTTTAGAGATGAAAAATCAGGAGCTAGAATGCATTGTGATTGCTCAGGATAAAAAATTAGAATCGAAATCAGCCAAAGAAGATTTTACAGATCATATTACAAGCGAGGAGGAGTTTTCGCTAACTGTGACTTCAATAGGTAGCCGTTTGAATATTAATGGCAAGAAACTTAATAAGATACTTCTTGAAAAACATGTTATTAGGAGTTTGGATGACGATTATTGTTTGACAACTAAATACTTGGGTAAAGGTTATGCAAAGCGTATACTCATAAAATGTCATGATGGACAATTTCGTGAGAAGTTAAGATGGTCAAGGTTTGGAGAAGCATTTATTGTTGATTTAATTAAAGGATTGGATCGGTCGAAATATAAGATTCAACATATTCCAATAAATCAAAGCTCTTCAATAATTCATTAGATAAAGATTCTAGAACTTTATATCAAAAATAAAAGCCCTCCAATTGGAGGGCTTTACTAGAATATATAATTATTTTATATAATTTCCCATTTTCCACTTTTTACTAAAGAAACTCTGAATTCAACATTATTTTTAATTGGCTTATCACCAATTATAATTGAATGTGCTCTATTATTGGGAACATATTCATTTTCTGGAACTTCAAATACAGGGTCATGTTCTACGACTTGAGTAGGAGTTATTTGTCTTACTTTACCGACATTCAATCCCCATATTCTAAATTTGTTTGGATCTTTAAACTCTCCAGTTGTTTTTTTTTGTCTACCAATATTCTCCCAACTTTCTTTAGCTGTAGAGTAACGAGACCAATCGGATGATAAATTTGATCCGTCTTTAGGGGTATTACTGAAAGCACTTGCACTTGGATTATTATCCTTGCTACTTATAAAACTAAGTGCAACTCGAACATAGACATCATGTTCTGATAAGATTTCTTCCTTCTCCCACATGTTATACTATTTTTTTCATCCAAAACAGTAGATCCTCATTTGGCTTTATAACACTGGACAACGTTCCTTTAATAATTGTATTATTTTTGAAATCTTCACCATAGTATTCAATTTTCTCAGTTCCAAAATTAATTACAAGTATATATTTGTTTCGACTTCTCCATTCCAAATCCACTGATCCATCTCTACACAAGTTTATGTCTGGAAAACTGATAAATACTTTATATATCTCTATTAATGACAACAAATACGCCTTTAATAATTCTGTAGATTGTTGATAGAGAACAGGATTACACGCAGATGCGCCCTCATCATCCCAATCAAAGGAATAATTTAAAATCTTTGAGCTTTCCTGAATGTGGCCATCTAAATCGACCAAAAAACTTTGAATATTATCAATTTTGATCCATGGCGAAACAGGTGCTCTGTTGTACGCCTTCAATCGACTGTAATATTTAGATTCAGTTACCTTAGGACCGCATTCTATGATTGCTCCTGCTGTAGCATAAGATTTTTCAATGTTATGAACTTTTATATGGCCATAGTTTTCAATTTCCTTAATCCAATAATCAGTATTATCGACTTGGCTTCCATGGAACAATACTTCAGGCGACGGTTCTGCATAAAATTCTAATGTTTTCATAATATAATTACTTTGAACTTATATTATCGGCAATTTCTTTAGAAATATCTTCATAAGATTCAATTGCTAGTGAAATTTCATTCCGCAATGATTTTAAATCTTCAAGGTCTAAACTTAAATAAATGTTTTTTTCAGAGCTATCTTCATTATTGTAGTATGATATTTTAAAAGTGTTTACTATTGGATAATAAATCTTTTTATTATACGTGAACACTCTTAAGCTAGAGCTAAATTTTGATGAAATATAATTATTTGGATTATCTGTATGAGATTCGTGAAACTTTACATGTAACGCTATTGGTGAATAATTACTTAAAAGAATCGTTAGATTTTTACTCAAAGACTCTAAATCAATGGGATTTTCTTTAATATATACAGTTTCGTATGAATCAATCAAATTATTTACGATTACATCGACTGATTCGTTATCTTCAAACAATTCGCTGAAGCTAACAATTGTTTTCAAAAACTCATTGGCGTTGACTTCCTTAATAACTTCAGAAATTGATAGGAATAAATCATTTATTTTTTGATTTAATTCAAATTCTCCCATGATCTTAGAAAGCATATTAACTTCCGCGTTCGAAAGTTTAGAGATGACTTCAAAGCCAGGTATAACTCGTCTTGGGATATTTACTTTAGCCATTTTAATAATTTTCTGCTAATATATAATTTAAAAACATTATAAATTGTAAATGGTTTGTTAAAAAATATGGTTTACTGAAATTAAAAAAAATCTATAATATATCGAAATTTTAAAATAATATATATTAAATAAAAACCGTGAGGTGTTTGGGAGACAACCCCACGGCTAACCAATTATAAACCTAAATTATGAAAAGTGCTAAACAAAGCCTGTCTTTCCAGGCTGTCAGGTGCTAACGTTCGGTATGGATTTACAGTCCAACCATTGTTTTTCCGATTTGTCACTCTCAGGCTAACTAATAGCTGCCGAGTTTATACCCGTCCGGTCATGTCCGTATCTCTATTACTGTCCATGAAGTCAACCGTCTCCAGTTCTATGTCACCCAACACGGTTAGCACCATCGCTGCTTTCTGTAAGGGTTGTGGAGAAGAATGGAGTCGAACCAATGTTGCCACGGGTTATTGATTTTTAAATCCTAGTACCAATGGTGTCCTTACCGCTAGACGACTTCCCCCATTTTTTCAAAAAAGCCAATCTCGTGAAATTGGCTTTTCTATTTTCTCTTAACCGACACCTATAACATTCTAATTATAGGCGGTCCGTTGGCGTTTGGGGTAATATCACACTGAGATCCCAATAGTGTTTCTTCTTCTGATAAGACAGTTACCATTTTGCCGTAATGAGGTTCAACGGAAGGTGTTACACCGTCTAGGATAGCCACGATTTGCGGACTATCTGAACCTTTCTTTAACTCAATGGGCTTATTCTTGTCGAATGAAGCGTACACAGTGCCAACCATTAAAAAAGAGAACATCCCGATCAATGCAATTGCAATAAATCTCTTCATTTCTTGAATGGTTTTGATAAAACAATGAACTAATTGAATTCAAAAATATAAACATATATTGTAATATCCAAATGGATAATAAAATATTTTGCAAATACTTGATTTGCATTGTTCTGTAATTTATTTAGAAATGTGCTAAAAGTACCTTTGAAGCTGTATGGCAGAGGTAAAGTTTAAGTTTGTTGGAGATGATTCTGAATTGCGGAAAAAGCTTGCTGGCTTAGCTAAGCTCCAGGCTGAAATGTCCGATCAATTTGGAAAGAACTTGAAAAAGAATTTAGCTGGCGCTTCTTCCAATTCCCTAAAAGGAATATCTGACGAGACGAAAAAGTCTACTACCGCTGTTAAGCAATTGACAGATGAGCAAAAGAAATTGAAAGCTGCTCAGCTTGAAAATATTGAGTCATTGCGTCAATTAAGAAAAGAGCGATCTCAGGAAATAAGCGACCTGAATATTCTTAAGCAGATTGAAGCAGAACATAAAGCAGCGTTAGCTGATAAAAAGAAAGAAACTGAGTCATTGATCCAGGAGGAGAAAATGCTCAATATCGAGTACAAGCAAGGACAAATCGAACTTCAAGAGTATACTCGCAAATTGAAGGAACAAGCTGAGTCCCGTAGAAAAGCCAATGCTGAAGAGCGTGCTGCTGAGAAAGTTCTTCGCGATGCTGAAAAGGCGCGTAAAGATTCTGAACGTGAAGCAGAAAAGCAAAGAAAGGCCGCAGAAAAAAGGCGTAAAGAACTTGAAAAGGAAAGCAGCGCATATTATCAATTAAATGCAGCCCTTGGGAAAGTTCGCAAAGAATCCAAGGATGTTCTTGCTGAAATGTTCAAACTTGAAGGTGAAGGAAAAAAAACATCTGCTGCTTATCAAGAATTAGCAAATAAAGCCCGTGGTCTTGTTGCCCAAACGCAATATTTGGACAATGGGATTAAAAAAATTGACGCAAGCCTTGGCCTTCACCAAAGGAATGTAGGTAACTACACCAGTGCTTTAGATAATATCATTCCCATAGTAGGCCGTGTTAACAGTCAGCTTGCGATGTTCGGCACCTCAATAGATGAATTAGCTGGTAAACCTGGGATATTCAAGGAAATTGGTGCCGGTATTGCCGGTGCATTCAAAAACTTGGTGGCGTTTGTCTCTACTCCAATTGGAGCCGCAGTTGCTACCATTGGCGGACTGTTCGCACTATTCCAGGCTAACAAAGATACTGTTATCCAATTTGATGACGGCCTAAAGAGCGTTAGTAAAACAACAGGATTATCCGGCAAGGCGCTTCAACAGTATTCGGATGACATAATACAGCTTTCGCGAGCTTTGAAAACGGTAGAATCAAAGCAACTCCTTGAATATTCACAGGTTGCCGGACAATTGGGTGTTAAGGGCCGAGACAACCTACTCGCATTCTCAGAAGCATTAGCCAAATTGGAGACCGCATCAGATATACGCGGAGAGGAAGGCGCGACAAAAATAGCTAGACTCCTTACCCTTACTGATGGCGGCGTCCAGAATGTTAAAGAATTTGGAGACGAGATTGTAAACCTTGGTAACAACTTCGCGGCCACCGAATCTGAGATTTTGACGAATGCCGAAGCTATAGGGCAAAACGTTGGTTTATATAAGATCGGCCGTAAAGACGTACTTGCATACGCTACAGCAACGAAAGCAGTAGGTCTGGAAGCGGAGGTTGTCGGTTCAACTTTCTCACGTACCCTCGGACAGTTCGAGAAAATGACTAGATCTGGAAAAGGTGTAAATGATTTATTAAAAATTATCGGTGGCACACAAGCTGATTTACAAAAGCGTTTTAAAACTGATGCCAGCGGTGTCTTCATGGATTACATTCGAGGTTTGAACAAAATTAACCAAGCAGGTGGCTCCGTTAATGAAGCCTTGGAACGTACTGGCATTATAGCGGTTCGGGATCAAAGAGTAATTGCGTCACTTGCATCTACTGGATATGACACTTTAACGAATGCGATGAACACCGCCAAGAACGCTAGCGGCGCTATGCAGGCGGAGTTCGAAACAGGGGCAAGTAAATTGGTTAATCAGATCAAGCGAATAAATATTGCCTGGGATAACTTGGTATTGTCTATAGAAAATGGATCTGGAGCAATTGGAAAAACCTCAGTGGCAATAATCGGTTATGTAGCTGATATGCTGGAAGCATTCAATAAGATCGCAGATTCTGCAAACATCTTTGAAGGTGTTTTTCGATATATATCAACTGGGTTCAAAATGACGATTCCGGGTCGTGCCGTAGATTGGGCAACTGGCGGTGGATTTGATAAAGTTTCAAATTTGATTTTCCCTAATGACTCTAAAAAGGCATCAGAAGATAATTCTAAGTTTTTCGCTGAGTTCTCACAAAAGACTAGAGCCGAGCAATTAAAAATGATTGCTAATCAGGAAGAATTGATAAAAAAGCAAAATTCCCTCAATAAAGCATTTGCTAATCCAGTCTTGGAGGAGAATTTAAAGAAAATGAGGAGCCTTTTGAAGACTGATGTTGATACTTCTAAAATTGATTTTGGTGTTTCAGATAAAGATAAAAGAAAGTCGGAACGAGCAGCGGAACAGTTGCGCCAAGCCACCGAGCGCCAGCGTTCGCTACAACTAGAAATCGACAAAATCAACGAAACGGCATCTAGGAACCAACTTTCCCGTTATGAATCCGAAGTTGCATCTGTAAAGGATAAATATGCTAAGATCAAGGAAGAAGTCCGTAAATTCTATGCTGATCCTAAAAATAAAGGTCTGCGCGTGGATATGGGTGGTTTGCAACGGTCGGAGAATTTTGAAATTGCTGAAGCGACAACACGCCAAGACACTAAGCGCCTTACCGAATCGCTGTCTGTGCAAAAGCAATTGTTGGACGAGTATAACGCGTATGCTGAACAAACTTCCAAAGAGGAAGCAGATAAGCGGTATGCTGGGCAATTAGCTTCATTCAAAGGATATAAGGAGCGCTTGCAAAAAGAGTACATGGATTGGATCACTCTGGAAACTACTAGTGCATCTGGAGATTTTCAGGGATCTTCCGTAAAACTTACACAGGCCCAAGAAGAGAGAGCAAAGGCTTTACGATTGTTATTGGATGCATTGGATAAAGAGGAGCGGGATCGTACTAACAAGCGCTTTGTTGACGCGTTGAAATTAGCAAGTGACTACGATACTCAATTGATTGAAGTTCAAAAGAAATATCAACAAGCTCTTATTGATCTTGGGGCTGATGCAACAGAAGAACGTAAAGCGCAATTAAAAAAAGGTCTTCTTGAGGAAACAAGTGCAATTGTGTCTGCTAATATTCGTCAGAAGGTAGAATGGGATAAGACATTCTCCACCCTCCAATTTATGAGTAAAAAAGCTACTGACAGCGTATTAGATGATATTCAAAAGAGGGTAGATGCAGAATTTAAGGCAGGCAAACTTACCAAACAGGAATATGACCAAATGTCACGTGAAATTGGTGATGCAAAAACCAATAACAATATTTCTAAATCTTGGATTGCTTCCACAGATGCTTTGGATAGGTACCGGGATTCAGTAAAAAAATATGGCAAGGATAGCGTCGAAGCTAAAAAGGCGCAATCGGAAATGTTTTCTGCCTTAGCAGATGACCTAGCTAAAGCACAGCATATTGTTGGATTACTTGGGGATTCCCTTTCGCAATTAGGAATTGGTGGTGATGGGCTACAAAATACCGTTAATCAAATTGGCAATTTGGTTGGGGGCATGGGAGAGTTAGCGGCTGGTATTGCCAGTGGAAACCCTATATCAATCATCAGCGGATCTATAAAAACCCTAACCTCTGCGCTAGTTCTTTTTAATACTAAAGATAAAAAGCTGCAAAAGCAGATCGATGCATACAAAACCCAACTGGCCAGCCTTGGAAAAGCATATGATACTTTACAGCGCCGAATTTCCAATAGCGTAGGTGAAAACTACTACAGTGACAGCGACAAGGCTATAGTCAATTTAAAACAACAACAACGCCTGCTTGCTGATATGGCGAAGGCAGAGTCTGAGAAGAAGAAATCTGATAAAGATAAAGTAAAATCGTACTACGATGAAATTGATTCAATCAATAAACAAATTGAGGATATCCAAAAATCCATCACCGAAAATTTAGTTCAAACTACTTTCAAAGATCTCTCTGCTTCCCTTGCTGATGCGTTAGTTACTGCATTTGAGGCAGGCGAAAGCGCGGTTGATTCTTTGGATGAAACGTTTGATAAATTCATCAAAAATGCTTTGGTAAACTCGCTCAAGTTGAAGATGATTGAACCTATCGTAAACGACATGGTGAACCAACTTGCTGACTACATGAAATCCAACAACAACTCTTTGACGGGTTTCAATTTTTCGGTATGGAAAGACAAGATTGATGGCGCCGGTATTGAATTCACAAAGACACTGGAGGAGGCTTACAAGCAGTTAGGGTTGAGTAGGGATGGTTTTGGAGGATCTGGGCTAAAAGGATCTATTCAGCGTGAACTCACTGAAGCAACGGCCAGTGAGTTGACAGGCCTTTATCGAGCAACTTTAGAACTTCAAAAGAATGCTTTTGCAGAAAGCAAGTCTCAAGGGATTACTTTGAACAAACAACTGATGGTTGCAATGGATCATTTAACCGCTCTTAACGCTATTCAAACAAATACAGCGGCAACGGTACAGCGTTTGGACACCGCAGTGGGCCACTTGTCCACGCTGGTTAAAAACACATCACCTCAATCAACAAGAGCATACGGAGGGTAATTAAAAGAAAAATAATATGATAAAGAAAATTTTAAAGAAACTCCTCAAGCCAGCGCTTAAGAAGTTGGTAAAAGAAGAGAAGGTTAAGAGTCTGAAGAATCTTTCATTTAACTCTGATGGTTACTTCATGATAAAATAATCATCTGCTTTCTCATGGAATACAAAATAAACAACAAACCAATTGAGGAGTTCGGCTTAGTAGCTGGTCGCCAAGCTAGTAGCAACATTGCTATTGCAGGCTGCTGGGATATGCCTTCTCGAATTGGAAAGGTATTTCATGATTGGCAGGATGAAAATGGAGTGGAACCATACTTGAGAGCCGATGAGATCTTTTTCGGTGGTAGGGATATTTCCTTGTATTGCTGGTTGGCTGAGGGAACCAGGGGCGGGTTTGTTGGTGCTATCCAATCTCTTTACGATTACATCGACACTTTACAGGGATCGGTATTCCCTTTGTCCAGTGAGTTTGGGATCTGGGATGTCCAATTAATAGAAGCATCGCCTGTTTCATATCTAAATAAAGGTTTTGGAAATATTGAATTGAAATTTCGTCAGCCGGTCGTGGAGATGACAGGGACAGTGCCGGCCACAACTTCCGGGGGTGTTGGAATAGACAACTATTCCTTCTATCAATTAGGCATAGTCAAAATGCTGACCAAGGATCAGGCAAATCGCGCATCATCTAAGCAATGGGAAACTACTGCTTACGGTGTAGAACGTATTGGTCCAGTCCGTCGGAACATGAGGGAATTTACAATTGATTTCTTTTTAGATCATCCTTCATACAACAGCTTCAAGTCGTGCATCAACAATTTGCAGTATTTGGTTTCTCGTCCTAATGCACGGACGTTGAGATTGGATGATAATACAACACGTGAGTTTTTTGTGAAAGACGGATTTAAAGTGACTAATGTTCGTGTCGCTCCGAATAGAGTGACGGCATTTCTCTCTCTTGCAATTGCTGAAATACGCATACTTGAGAATTGGAACCTGTTAACCGACAGCACAGAATTGATTTTGGTGGATAAGCATGGGCAGCCATTAACAGAGTTATTGAAAGGGTTTTAGGATGAAAAAAATATTTGAACTGGCAAAAAAGGCCGGCGCCTGTAAAGATAGGGGCCTAGACGTGATAGCGAACAGCAAGAGTGTTGTTGATCTGATCAAGCTGATGATATCACCACAGGGAATAGAATTCTGTATGGAGAATCGGTTTCCAAGTTTGGAAGTTATGCAGCATCATCGGGATGAGCTGACTTCGCATGCCGTGTACATCGACGGTGCCCATACGGTTACTGGATCGGGTAAGATATTGGTTTTCGGCGGCCAGGTGGATATTAAAGCAGGCAGTTTCGATGTGGTAGAGATATTCGCTACCAATGACGCATTTGTTAATGTCGTTGCCCGAGATAATGCATTTGTATCAGTTGAATTGCACCATTCTGCAAGGATGAATTTTGAAAAATATGGTTTGGCAAAGATTAAAGAATTTAAGAAGTAATGGCAGAAGTAGGAGAAGGAACAAAAGACGTAAGTCAGGCACAGATCAGGACTGATATGATGACTGAAGATACTTTACTACTGGTAAATGGTGTAACTAAGGAATTGCAGCGAGTACCTTTAAGCACTTTATCCGAGCAGATTTCACCTAGTTTAACCAGCGCTCCGGCTGAATACGATGATTTTTTTGGGATATAAAAATTATGTCAGATTTGATTTTACAGAAACCGATACGTTCGGTTTACAAAGATGGGTCTATAGTAGTTAGTAATGTAAAGAGTAATATTGATAATACTACGACATCCTATACCGTAATAGCGCATTGGTTTGATGGAACCGAAATGGATGATACTAAAGTGGATCAGTGGGGTGTTTATTCAAAGTTCAAAGAAACAGGCGAATATGTCAGGGAGAATAAACCTCAATGGGGTGAGTTGTTCCTAGAGGTTGATACAGTCGCAGATTTGAGAGCAATGAGTGCTTATAATCAATATTTAATTTGGATTGGCTATTATAAAGGAGTTCGTTTAAATGGTTACTACATTAAAGATGATACTCCTTATTCATTAGAATATTTTCTTTCTACCACAACAATTAATGAGGATGGTGGAAGTATTTTTCAGATAGGCAATATTAAGTTACAGCATAAATTCATTTCTACATGCGATATTAGGCACTTTGGGGCAAAAGGTAACGGTATAGATAATGATAGAATAAACGTTCAAAATGCTGTTTCTTATTGTAGTAATAAGAAGGTGAAATTACTTGTATCAACTGGTTCATACCTTGTGAATGGAGGTTATATATCTGTTACTGGTGGAATTCATGTATTAGGAAACGGATGTGCAACTAGTGTTCGCAGAGGATTGTCGAGATTCGTTACTACTGACATTACTGGTGATTTATTTAATTTTACAAACTCTGGAGAAAAAGTAATTCTTGAACAGTTCAGTATTGAAAATATAAGCCCTGATATCCCTGTGGAAGGATCTATTGGACTTAACTTTCAAAATGCAGATTGTACAGAATTCAAATCTGTATCCGTAATCAATTTTTGTGACAATATTTATGTAAAATCAGGCATATACTACAATTTTAATGGCCTATACATTTTTGACCCTATTCGCAACGGCATTGTTATCAATAATGTTGTACACAACGATATAGGGGACATGTCATTCGATGCCTGCTATTTTATTATCAATTATTTTTCTAATCGATCTCCGTCAGGAGCGGCTATTAAATGGAATAGTGGAGGAGGTCTTCGAGTAACTAACTGTAAGATAAATTTTTCAGGAAACGCAAAATGGTTGAAAGGCATAGATATTAATCCTCAGTCTACAAGTATTAATACTTCTGTTTTCGTTATTCAAGGCAATTCAATAGAGAATTGCAAAGATGGAATTATCTTTCACAACGATGGTATTCAATCTCGTATAAGTAAAGTAGTTATTCAGGGAAATGAAATGATGGTTACCGATACCGCTATCAGGATAGATGGTACCACATCAGCTGGAGGTTATGACAGTAGAAGATTTGAAGGGTTCGTTATCAACGCAAACAAAATAGACGGTCAGTACGGAGTTGTCGTTAATGGTGCTAGTTCTGTTAATGTGACTGGAAATGAATTTAACGTATCTAAAGGTACGGCTATCTTTGGTGTGTCTTGCTATTACTGCTCTCAAAGCGGAAATACTCTTAATCCTATGGGTCATGATGTACGAGTATATCAAAACGGACAAACAGACCTTGATACTACCTACTGTAGTGAGGTTATGAAGTTTGATAGAAGTATTCCTTCAGGAGCTACAACATCTAATTATGTGTCTCTATTCAAATTAGGCCATCTACAAAATTACAGAAATTGCAGATTTAGATTAGACATAGATGCTACAGCGGAAGGATATGGCGCAACCTACATCTCTCATAATAGACTTTTTTCGGCTGGCGCCACAACAGGTATAGTCACTGTTATTGGAACAGATTATGTGATGACCCCAAATGTTATAGACATTCAATACGTTATTTCAGGAAATAACTTGGAGATAAAATCTAAAATAAATTCAGGCGGAAATAACGCAACATCTTTGCATGGAAAAGTCACATTGACTATTGAAGGGGGACGCATTTACAGCGTTAATCAATTTTAAAAAAATGAACACTTTACAATTATATAGACAGGGAGTTAAGACTATATTGGTGCCGATCGACGAAAATACAGTCTATTTCGACGAGTGTATGGGGCGTTTTGATATACAATGCCAGTTCTTTTCGCCTGTTGTCTTGGACATTAAAATAGACGATTATATCCTCTTAAATGGTGTCCGATTTTCAATCAATGTACCTTATCAGGTTACACGGTCGGCGGTGATTCAGTACAATATAACTTTTGAACATCCTAGTTATTGGTTAAAGGACATAACGTTCAAGCATCTTGGTACTATTGAGTTCTCCTACTTCGGTACACCAAAAGCTTTTGTCCAGTTGATTGTAGATTGCATGAATATCGATGATAGTGGATGGATGGTTGGATATTGTGAGGAGTTGGAGGAAAAACTACTTGATTTTTTTGCCGATGGACAAGGCTATAACTGCCAAACAGCCTTAATAAAAATTGCTCAAGATCTTGGGTTGGAATTTTGGTTTTCGGGTGACGGAAAGACGATAAACCTTACCAAACAGGCAGGCCAGCAAACAAATATCGGATTTTCATATGGCCGTACAAAAGGATTGTATTCGGTTGAGCGGGGCATTTTGGAAACTCCATTGTATAATCGAATTTATGGATTTGGTGGTACCAAGAACATTCCAGCAGATTATCGGAATAAAGCAAAACGGTTAACATTCAACACTGGAATGATTGAACGTCCCCTTGCTGCAGGTGAACGTCGTAGGGAAACAAGTGTCGTTTTTGACGATATCTATCCAGAGCGAACAGGCACATTGACTGCTGTTTCGGCAGATTGGCTTTCGCTTACTGATACTTCTATTGACTTTGATCTTAATGGAAACCTGATCGAAGGGGAAACGGCTAAAGTAGTTTTCAAGACAGGTGAACTTGGCGGTAAGGAATTTGAAATTTCTTCGTACAATAACAGCACAAAGACCATCCGGATTAAAACAAATACCGAACAGGATGGATATGTTACGCCGAACGCAACGTTTACCCCTAAAATCGGAGACAAATATACGTTAGTCGGAATCAAGCAGCCACAATCTTACATCAATGATGCTGAAAATCGACTGTTTAAAGAAGTAGAAAAAAGCTTTAAAACACTCACAAGACCTCCGTACCGTGTTGAAATTGACGAAAAGTATATGCGTGAAAATGCTTTTACTTTAAAGTCAGGTGACCGTGTACGATTGACAGATGATAAGCTAAGCATTGACGATATGATCCGTGTGACTTCCGTATCCTTTCCTTTGGTAAATCCTAACAAATGTACAGTTGTTATAAGCGATAAGATTACATACACGCAGGAAACGCAAGCGTTGATTGATAAAGATAAGGTCAAGGAGCAGGTAAAAGTAGTCAATCGTCAAAAATCCGAGGAACAACGCAAGCAAGCATTGCGCATGAGAGAGTTGCAAGCATCCGTATTTGACCCTGATGGCTATTTTGATAGGGGGAAGATTAAACCCGAGTCGATTGAAACTCTTATGCTTTCGGTTGGGGCCAAATCACAAAACTTCTATTTGGATGGTGTTCGCATTATTCCAAATGTAGGTGACGATCCGAATGCGATTCAGATCACTGCGGGCAAATTGATCCATCGAGAGGTACAGATCGAGGGACTTGGTTATATCTGGGAACTCGGAGGAATGACACAAGAGGGATTGGACCCGAACAAATCATACTATCTATCTGCTAAGTGTTCACGAACGCAGTTAACAGGGCAATGGGTACTTTCTGAGACACCGATCAATACGGAATCAGAAGCAGGTTTCTTTCATTTCAATTGCGGTTTGCTGTATAACGTTTTGGAAAATAGACGGGATTATGCGTTTACCAATGGAATGACTTATATCAACGGTGATACGATTCGCACTGGGAAGATCGGAGCTGAATTTATTGACGTAATAGGCTTGTTTGCACAGATCATTACTGTAGGAAGTGACGGTTTTGTAAATGCTGGGATTAGTGGATTGTCGGACCGGGATGAGAAGTCGATTCGTTTTTGGGCAGGAGCTAATGAGGAAGATCGTTATAGCGCGCCTTTTCAAGTATTGGACGATGGAACATTTAAGGCTTTGGCAGGTATTATCGGCGCATTCAACGTCATGGAAAACGCAATATATTTCGGATCTACCAATGAATTGAACGCAGATCTTTACTTCACACCTCGGTCACTTTACTATCGCACTAATATGGCTGACGAAGCAGAGTCAACAGCAGTAAAGTCTCGTAAAAGCGTAATAGTAAATGTTAGTCCAACATCGCAACTTGCTATGCAGGTAAGGTCTCAGTCATTGAATACTGATCCTTCAAGGCGTGCTCCTAATGTTGGATTCTCAACGGAAGCGTTTGGTTCGCCAAATAGCGACGATGATATAGCGTTAAGAGTACCTCAGGGTAATGTTCAGGTAGAAGGCAGTTTAGGGTTAGATACTGTTATTCAAGTTAATGCTTGGAAAGAATCTGCTGGAGGTTTTAGAACACTTAGGCTTACATATAAAAAAGGATGGTTGGTAGAAAGATTTTGGGAATCATAAAAAAAAGAAAATGACAGCAAAAGATAGAATAGAAGAATTACAGAAATCCGTCGGTGCGAGTGCCGACGGTATTATCGGAAAAGTAACGTTGTCGAAGTTTGCTGCTAAATTCGGAAAGACTCGTGTACAGACAATACATTTCTTCGCCAATATTCACCATGAAAGCGGAGGGTTTACAATCGTTCGAGAGAATATGAATTATACCGCTCCACGCATCATGGAAATTTTCGGTATTGGACGGCATTCGGCAAAAGTTACCGTGGCAGAAGCAGGACGATTGGCTGGCAATCCTTGGGAACTAGCCGAACGTGTTTATGGATTGGGTAACCCGCGCAAGGCCGCCGAACTGGGCAATACTAAACCTGGTGATGGATGGAAATATCGTGGAGGTGGATCTCTGCAAATTACGGGCGGTAGAGACTATGATCGGTATGGTGATAAGGAATTATATGACAATCCCGATTTGATCGGAGAATCGGCATACTATTTTACTACTGCAGTTCGTGAGTTTGACGCAAAGAATATTTGGACTAAAGCAAAGGATCTTTCGGAGGAAAGTATACGTGCAGTTTGCCGTGCGGTAAATGGGGGATATAACGGCTTAGACGACCGTAGAGCCAAAGTGAATTATTATGCTAGTTTGTGGAAGTAATGGCAGAGGAAAAAGACGATTTCATCGACAGAAAGATTAATGGTGTAGGAAAGTTTACACAATGGATAAAGGACAATCCAATGGCTTTTCTATGTGCCTTTGTGTCTGCATTACTGATATTGTTCATTTGCTTATACATTGAAGCAAAGAATGAGAATATTGCTTTATTGAAGTCTACTAGCCAACAGGTGCAGGATGAGATTCGTAAGCAATTGCCAGCTGAACTTAGGCCGGCTGTAGAAAAAGAAGTAAGCAAACAAACAGCACCTATGCGTGAGCAGGTAGACACGACTACCAGTCAAATTAAACAGATCATCAGGGAGGTAATAAGATGAAAAAATTAGTATTGTTATTGATGCTATTAGGGTCGGTTACCCTGATCTCATCAAATGGAAAGCAAAGGATTAATAAGCCTGATTTAGTAAATAGCTTGGACAGCCTGAAACAGTCGGTTATCGAGCTTAATTCAATATTGAAGTATGCTAAATAAACTAATTGCATCGGTGGTCATAGTGATCACCTTTGCTTCCTGTGGGCTGTTCCGAAAGTCGACAAAGCATGTTGAAAAGTCTTCTTTGGAGGTGGTAAGTAAGCGCGATAGTTCCCTTAGTGAGAAAAGGCAAAAAGATAGCCTACAGCGCACGGTAAAGGTTGATAGGGGTATAGTAATCACTGAAACTGAAACAACGACAGTAACAGATAAAAAAGGCGGTAAAGTAAGTGGATCGGTACCCGTTGACAAGGTTAAGTCGGGGGCAGAGATATTGCTAAAAGATTCGGCAGGGTTTAAGATATTAGTTCAGCTCGATACGCTTAAGCAAACTTTGACTGTAAGATCGGAATCTCCTGGTGATAAAGTTACGCAGCACACTAAGCAAACTATTACGGAGCATAAGGATGCTACCGAGTCCAGAGAAAAGCAAGGAAGTGAAAAAATTGAAAAGCAGGTTGCCACGTATCAGGATCATCGGCAAAAGGAATCGACCAAGATTCAGGATATCCAAAAGGAGCCCAAAGGATCAATGATGATTTGGGGAGCTATCGGATTGCTGATACTTATTTGTGGTTTAATTTGGTGGATAAGAAAGGTGTAATTTGGATATGAAAAATAAAATATTTAAGATTGTAGAAATTATTAAGCTAAGAAAAATGTTTCCTAATCTTCCTACAGACAATTTATATAAATTTTTTTTTGTTGGTTTTTTATTCTTGATTGGACTCATAGTTTATACAGAAAATAAAGAAAACTCATTATTGACAGAATCTTACGATAAGTATTTTATTGAAAATGTAAGACAGGATATTCAGTACAAAACTTTAAAAGCAGATTACGATAAAATAAATAATGATATAGATTACTGGAAGAGACAAGGTAGTGGTGTTTATATTAAAAAAAAGGATAGTCTAAAAAATTTAATATCTCTTTATTCTAAAAAATTAAAAGTCTTTGAAGAAAATGATAGTGTACTTTCTGAAAATTTAAAAAGTGCTAATGAGAAAAAAATCGAATTTGATAAGCAAAAATATTTAAATAAATGGTATGTTGGTATTTTAGGATTTTTAGCGCTTTTAAGTGGAGCTTTATGGTTTTTTAGATTACAGATATACCAAGATAGAATACTAAAAGAAGATTTGAGAATAAAAAAGCAGAGTTAAACTATGAAGGTAAATTGTCCCAGATGTAGATCATCATTTGCTAGTCGTAATATGAGTATAAGGAATGTTAACAATATTACAATATCTAATAACATTATGACCGAAATATGTCCAAATTGTAATTTCAGTTATAATCCCAATATTAATGGTGTTTACAATTTTGACAGTGATGGTGTCATGTATCTTGTTAAAGATCTTGATAATTTAAAATTATCTTCAACTGTTATTTCTAAAATAAAGGAGACAGCTTTTTTAAATATTAAAACAGGTGATGATCTTATAAAAGTTGCAAGATCAATTGATAAATCATTGTATGATAAAGTAATTTCATATTTTAAGAAAGGGATAGTATTTACTACTGTTTTGTCAGCTTTAATTAATTTCCAATGTCTTTTAATCAAACCTCATATTAAAGCCGCGAGGGCCACAATTGATTTAATAGAAAATGTAAATAAAGCCAATTTAATACCTGGCTCGGCAAGGAGATCATTTATTGATTCGCTGACACCTCCGAAAAAAACTATAACTATTTCTAAACCTCAAGATCGAAATATTGAAGAAATAAAAGGAGAAAATTTAATTAACAAATTGAATGATAATTGATAATTATTTATAAGATTTTTTTCAAAGTAGGCAGAATTTAACAAACCTTGAGATCCCTCCCAGACTCAAGGTTTTTTTTATTTTTTTCAAACGAATCAGCTCAAGCATTTGTCTTTTTATTGACAATCGATTCAATTTAGGAAGTTTAGTTTCGATTGATCAATTATATGGTCGGGTATAATCCCTGGTCATTTAAAGCCTAGGTTTAGAGACTAGGCTTTTTAAAAAGTATATTCCGATCTATATAGGATCTGTTTATAGCTTAGTTAGAGGGTAATCGAAAGATTGCCCTTTTTTTTAAATTAAAATGAACTATTTCTTTCAGAATAACGTTCATTAAGAGGTTAAGTTAGTTTGTTTTGGTAGTAATAAAGGTCGGGAGCTCATGTCTTCGGCCTTTTTTTATAAAAAATTATAAAACGAAAGCAGTGAAACTTTGTTATATTCATAGTTTTTAAAAGTAGTTTAAACATTTAACATTAGCCTTGGGTTCCCCACTCAAGGTTTTTTTATTTTGTTGATTAAAAATAAATTTCTATATTAGACTTAACTGCGAATCCGTCAAGTTCCAGGTTATCCAAAAGCCTTGAGCGCTCGCTTAAGGCTTTTCTTATTTGATTTTTTAAAAAAAGATAGCTAACTTTAGGAGAAGTTTAGGTTTAACACTGATTTGTTTTAGAAAGGCCAGGAATTGATATCCCCTTGGCCTTTTTTCTAATTACAGCGTAGGAATTTCCCCTGACTTGATCAATTCTATAAATATATCAGCTTCATCTTTGGTAAGCCACGAATTATTATTGAAATGAACGCGCCAGCCCTCAGTGGTGTAAGATATACTAGTTACAAACCTTCTATTGATGTACACATGAAAATAGCCGCCCATAAGTGGGGAAATATCTACAACTTGTGGAATGCCATCGACTTCGAAACCTTGGAATATCATTTGACAATATTACTAATAATATTAGCAATATGTCAAGTAAAAAGTTTAAATAGCGTCTTGTATATCGGGACGGTTGGTATCTCCTTTGGCTCCGGTTACACGGAAAACTTTATGAGCTCCGAGTTCACCTTCATAAGGAATCATTAGTTGCTGAACGTCTTCCTTGGTGCTAGCGTTTAGCCAGGCATCGCGACGATCGGGAGGAATGATCAAAGGCATGCGCTTCTTTTCATTATGGATCTCCTCGAGTAAAGGATTGGCAGCTGTCGTGATAACTGAAAAAGTCGGATAGACATTGTTAGTCTCGTAATCTTTGAAATTTGAATATACAACACCGATAGTGAAAATTTCCTTTGTTGGTGTGTATATGTAATAATTCTCAGTGTCTTTTTGACCAGCTACTTTATGAGGTTCGTAAAAGCCATTGACGTAGAGTAGACCACGGGTTTTGCCGATGTAGTTTTTATATGAAGCCTTTTCAAAAATAGATTCTGATTCGGCGTTCAATGTGTTAGCGTATTTGGCTGCATCATCTTCAGTTTTTACCCAAAATGGAATTAGCTTCCATCGAGCAGGCACAACACTTTCCTGGTCCTCATTTAGTGTTACCGGGAGGTAGGGGCGGGTAAAGCCACTCACATGAAAGATTTCCTCATTTTGGTAATGAACGTTTTTTCCTTGTAAAGCGTCTACTAATTGCTTGGTGCTTGGAGTGGAAGTATGATAACACATAATTTTGTATATTTAATTAAAAGTAACAAATAAAATGCGATTTGAAAAGGTTACTCACTCAATCTTAATAGAGCTACAGCGAAATGGCTATAATGTCCTTATTGCCCCAGCCGATTGTGAAGACAATAGTAATGTCACATGGAAGGCGATAGAGGTACCTAATGTTATGGATTGGCTGGTTGCATTGGATTGTGAAGGTATCACGGCCGTGCCATTCCAAGAACCGAATATTTTAGTTATTGAAGATGCATTGAACAATATACGTGATGAGGACCTATTTGGAAGCGTATTTATAGAATTTTAGATTATGAAAACATTGCAACAATACTTTAATGAGGTCGGAGAGTACGGCCGTAAGCTATATTTGAGAAATGAAGCAATCCGCACTGGCAGTTGGGAACTGTACGAAGCGACTGTAAGGAAAGAATTTCCCGACGGTGCAGATGAAGAGATAAGAGAAGCCAAGGAGGCTGGAGAAAGAGTTGTCCTAATGACCAAAGATAAGCTTCGGGAGTGGATTACTAAAAACAAAGTCAATATGATTACTTCAGATCTATACGTCTTGGATGAAGGAACAATATTGGAGGGATCTGTCGAGTCTGCAGAAGCCCTGAAGTATGTTCTCGGTGATGGATTAGAAGATATTATCGAATGTCACGTTTCACCAATGGATGTGCTTAATTTGACAGATCACAAGATTTATTGGATTGAACCAATAGTAAAAGCCTAGATTGTACCCTCTTCAAAATCCTTCGATTTAATGTCTTAATTTTGCATAAACAAATAAAATAAATTATGATAGTAAAATTTACAAAACCATTAACAGAGGAGGAAGTCCTTAAAATTCAAAAATTCATCGCTGATAATAGGTCAGAATTTAACGATTTATATCCTGAATTTACAGAAGAAGATGAATCCAGCGTTGTTTTCAATTTATTGGATACTGCTAGTGATCAAATAAATGGAACATCTTATCGAATTAATTTGGGATTGGGTAGTGATAATTATCCAACTATATTGCGATCTTTTATAACAAATGAATTAGGCTATAGATTTTTGTAGTTACATAAAGCGCCCCGAATACTTTAGTCGGAGCGCTTCTCTTTGTTGTTTGGTGAGGAGCATTAAATTTTATATATTTGAAGTTAAGTTAACCTATATAAAATGGATTTTATTACTAAATGGAAAAAAGCGATTTCATGTTCGCTTTGTATTATTTTTATCGTCCTTATTATCGTATTTGCCCCATTCGATCCGGATAAATGGGGAACTGTTTCTGATTGGGTAATGGTAATTGTCACAACTGTTACAGCAATATATTTAGTTAAGACGTTTCGTGCGCAACAAGAAATCAGAAAAACCGAACTCACTCCACATTTTGAGCTATATCTAGAAAACGGTAAATATATGCTCCGATTAAAAAGTAACACAGCATTTAATATTAAAGGATATCCTGCACAGGTGATAGACAATATAAAACCAATTCCTATTTGGCATAGTTATATGGACCCTGTTCATGTACATGCGAAACCAGCTAGTAATGTCGGGGACAAACTGATTGAAAAAACGAGGATTGAATACGAAGATGTTAGTAAAAATAAATATCAACAAACAATCTACCACACAGAAGATGTATTAGTAATCTTTCCTCCACAAGAAATATAAATTATTACTGGAGCCGATCAGAAAATTAATCGGCTCTTTTTCATTAATTTAGATATCGCACTTCTCTCTTTTTAATATTGAATATAAAATCGCTCTTTTCGCCTCCAAATTTTGTTGAAATCCATTACTCCAAATATTACCAGTAGTAGATTTGCAATATGGATGTACTGTTATCTCGGCATAACCATTTGAATCAACCACAATTAAACCCCAGTGATTAGGTAGATCCTTTTCTCGGATCAAACCTTTAGGAGCTACATAGAACCTATACTTTCCCATACCAAGAGACGGATCTACGCGAAAAGGTTTCTTTCTGTCTCTTAAAAAATCAGACATAGAAACTTTACATTCCAGAAGAACCGATTTGTTAAATCCACCAAAGCCAATAATATCCGGGATCTCCCCAGTGTAAACCGCGGGCATAATCTCAGAATAGACAATGGGATATCGGAATCGCTTCTTTACAAAATCGATTCCGATATCAATCAACTGGGCATGCGTCATAATTTATCTGGAATTTCAATACGCATTCTCCTCAAATCGGCCTCAAAATCCTCAATATTTCTATATGGAATATTGGTTGCGAAAAACTTTCTTTGAAATGGAAAGTTATCGTGAATAAACCTCACTTCTGATTTATCAGCCGAAAATATCAATATATCCAGATAATCACCTTGGGCATTTCTAAATGCATATTTAGTAAATAAGCAATCATCTTTAATTACACGATTCTTATAGTTTTTTAAAATTTCTTCTAACATAATAATTTGGATTTTAGACCAATCAAAGATCAAATCGTATCTAGAATTTAAGGACAAAATGCGAGGCATCAATTTCCTTTATTCGTTTAAAAATTCTGATTGCTATCTCAGGTATTATTGCATTTCCATATCCATGTAAGGATTCCCTAACCAATTTAGAGGGTACCCCATCATCCACGCATAAAACTGGGGGTTCACTCTTCCAGGTACCCCCCCCCCATAATCTGTACAGATGCTCCGGCAAACTTCCAGCTGATCGGTGATGACGTTTCTTGAACATAGGAAAAGAAAGTTTGTCTCTGTTGCAGTCGGATGAAACTGGGGTAAGCAACCAAATACACCCTTGATCTGTGATGGGGGGCACCGACATCTGACGCACGGCAAACTCTCCATTCTGCATTGTACCCCATTCGGGATAGTTCGGTGAGTATTGCGCTAAAGTCTTCCCCTCCGTTAGTTTTAAGAATGTTAGAGACATTTTCGGCAATAACATATCTTGGTCTGATTTCTGAAATAGCTCGGCACATGTGATAGAAAAGGCCAGTCCGTTCGCCTTGCAGCCCCTGTTGACCTTGACCGTCTTGTTTTGCAATGCTTGCGTCTTGACAGGGGAATCCACCGGATAAGATGTCAATTCTATCTCTGTAAATAGTGAAGTCTGTTTCTTTGATATCTCCATGACTGATTGAGTTTGGAAAATGATGTTCTAAAATTTTTCGTTTACTTTCTATCCACTCACAGTGGAATATGTTTTCTATACCGGATTGTTCTGCTGCATAATCGAAGCCTCCGATTCCGCTGAATAGTGATCCGTGGGTCATTCCTTTCTCCTTTCTAAACTTCCAAGTTCAAGGCAAACCACCGAATTATTACGAGAATGGCTAGACCGAAAAGTCATCACCTCATCTATCACACGGGATAGTTCGCGAGGATCGATACACTCTATCGACGCTGCTTCTTCCAATGTGAGGATATCGCCTATTATTAATTCGATGATTTGTCCTATTTCCTGGGGTGTCATGCTGTTTGTTATATAAGCTTTACCCAGCCATAATCAATCTCAGTTCCGTCGCCAATGTAATAGCCCATTGAAATGGCTAGCATTGCCTGTTTGTGGGTTATTTCAGGTATCGACAGACCTATAGCACTATAAGAGAATCCGTCAGCATTGTTAACTACTTCATCAACCCACCTAAATTCAACACCCACATGGTTTTTACCTGAAAAGTGTCTAGTAATCTCAATTTTATCATACTTGCTTAGGTCAAAAAGTATAATTGCATCATTATCACTTAATGTTGAAATTGGTTTTAACTTAAGAGTGCAACTATCCAAAATAGCTTTAGTCATATATGTGTGGCCAACTTTGGATAAGACAGACGGCCCATTTAACGTCCAAAATCTTACATTTTGTCCCCAATACAGCGCAAAGAATTTTGCTTTGTTTTCTATCGTGTTATCCATTACTCTTTTCTCCTTTCAGTGTGTTTAAAATGTAGTTGGCGCCAGTTCGACAGCCTACATTTAGGGTTGTTTTATGTAGCTCATTGGAGTTCAAAGGATATTTCCAGTTGATATCTTCCTCAGTAGGTAGCTCTACTTCTTCAAGCCAGTAAGCTGCATAGCTGCTTATTGCAAATCCAACGTTGTATAATGTGATGAACGGCTGTCCGTCGGCACTTATGCAGACAACCATTCCTTCTTTCTCCGGCAACCGATCCTTAACGCTTACCTGTCTAAATAGCTTATCCATTCCCTTTGGTCTCCTTTCCTAAACAGCATTTTTTAAATTTTAAGCCACTTCCGCAAAGAAAGCGGTCATTTCGGCTAATTGTTGATTTATTGGCAGGATCATAATATCCTATTATTCGTTCTCGTTTGCTACTGGCATGAGCAAGAGCGGATATACCGGCATACATTGCGGCTATTCCAATAATATTTGACTTATCCATTGTTAGTCTCCTTTCCTTCGAATTCCCATAGTGATAACTTACCTTTTACATTCAAAATAGGCTCGTCAAACAATACAGGATTGGCTAATACCCAATTATAGATAACTTTTGGGTCGCTTGGCCAACCTCTTGAATGCTCAGCCCAAATACTACCATGGTTGATAACACAGTCTACAATATCAACTGTTCCAATAATTGCTGACTTTGGATAAGCAAG